AAATATAACTAATTATATTTCAGACGGCAAATGTTCTGAGTATCAAAATAAACTTGATACAGAAAACAAAAGTTTATGGAATTATTGTTTTATTTATATAGCATCATCAACAGCGATTTTCCTAATTGTTTTTTTGCGCGATATATGGAAAAACTATAATGCTTATAAATTAATTACAACCACCAGCGCTCCATCTTCACCAAGATATGATTCAAAATCCGCTATTGTTTCATTTGGAAGTTTTCAAAATTTGAACAATTATAAAAAAAATGACGATACTGACTCATCTCTTGAAATGATATCAATTCCAAAAATTATATTACCTGACAATAATAGCTCAGTGACGACCGATATAATAGAGAACCCTACTTTCATAAAATATTATTGGTATAATTCTGGGTTTTTGTCAGAACTAATAAAAACAATCGAGTTTATTGTTTTAGTGGGTATTTTTGAGTATTTATTTTTTGCTTATATAGTTAATAAATTTAAGATAGCTAATTCGAAAACCATATTGTGTAGTATTTATAAAAAAATAAATTAAATATAAAATTGTGTTTTAAAGTGTAATTATAACCATTAATATTTAAATGTAATCCAAGCAATATTTTTTTTATTTACAAAATCGCCGTTAATATAATCGTCTTGAGCAAAGTCAATACAATACTCGTTTGGCTTACAAGTTTGAGACGATGGTTTATACAAATCATACGCCGTTTTAAATTCCTTGAAACGTCTAACCTCTATCTTATCCTCAGTTACTTCATTATTTTTACCTACTCTCGTCTTCATATAATTTTTAACACCCTTCAATTTTCTCTCGTTAAAATTGAGCTTAATATTGTTTCTATCATCAATTTTAATTTTGCCATCTTTAATACCATTTACAATCTTTGTATGAATATCATCTTTATAATTTTTCTTTACAGTAATAGATTTGAATATTAAGTCGCGAAACTCTTCATTATCAAACTCAATCAATACAGGAATAGCACTGTCGCTAAGAGTAAAATCTGTTTTATTGTAATTTTCAGGATTTAATTTTCTCAAAGCAATTGTGGTTTCAACTAAATTAATAACAGTATCGTAAATTATTTTGGGGCATATAATAGTCATTTTGTTAACATATTTTTTTCCACCAGTAGCTCTACCAATAAGCTGTAATAGTTTGTTAAGTTTGTTTAAATGATATGTAGATAATATTACATAATCAAAACAGAAACCATTTGTACAAAAGGTAATACCTCTTTCAATCGTCCAATAACCTGTAACAGCAATATTTTTTCTTGGGTTTAATTCTCGCCATTTACGCAACGAATCTCTATACTCGCCTACAACCTTATGCTGTTCATTGAATTCTGATAATGGTTGCCTGGAACCAGAAGGGTCGACAAAACCTTTAAATTTTCCGTTACTCAGGAAAACAGTATCGCCTTTAGATGTAAAATATTCTACAATTTCTTCGTGACTTCCTACACCCACCATTTCAGTATATAAATGTGCAGGGGCAAAAATAATATAAGGTTTGCTTTCATCAATATATGGTTTAAGCTCACCAATTTCATTTCCAGAAGCATCAATCTCTCTATATTTGCTTTCAAAAACTGTTTTAATATATTCAAGAGGGTTTTTTGTTTCATTATTAAAAGGGATAAACTTATGATCTTTAACTGAACGATATCCTTCCAAACATTCCAAATATGATTCTTCGTGAAAGCCGTTTTTATTTTGTAAATTCAAAAGCTGTGTAATTCCATTCTTTATTAACATATCCCAAAATTCATCATATGGTGTAGCAGTGATAAACATAATTCCGGCAATAATATGTTCATATTTTTTATATCTCGAAAGAAACGTAGAAGTAATTCCCAAATTAGCATCTGGTTCGTCAAAGCTTAAACTGAATTTTAATTTTACAGAATTCAAAACAAAATTTCCGCCGCAAAATGTTTCAAACAATGTAAATAAATCATCACATACTCTCTTTTTATGGAAACAAACAATTAAAACATTTGGAAGTTCGTTTCTATTTTTAGCCATAATAATTTTACCAATAAAATCTGAAATACGACCAAAATCACTATCTTTACTACTTGATAAAATATCAACACTAATATCTTGATTTTCGCCAAATTTATTTTTGGTTCTAACCTTCCATTGCTCTGTTTCGGCTAAACTATTATTTGTTACTATTACTTCAATTAAGTGATCATCTAAATTACAAGAATTTAACAAATAATTTTCGGCAACTTTGTTTAATAATTGTCTTTTAGAAACCTGGTCTAATGTTTGTTCGGTTTTACCCACAGTAAATTGAGTAACTTCATGATTAAGAAGTATAGGTATTTGATTTTCAGCGCTCACCTTCTTAATGTGATTTTGTTTAACCTTAATCTCCTGTTCCGTAAGTTTTTGTTGAGACTTTTGTAATAATATGGTATCATATATTTTATGAATCGTTCCAGTAAGAGGAACTTTATATTCATTAATCAAAGTTAATAAATCCATCTTCTCCAAAACATTACACTTATACACGTTACACTTCTGGACGTGTAATGCGGTTTTCAAGTGTTGGTCATTGTGGCTCTTTTGTTGACTGATGTTGTCGCATAATTCGCAATAATAGTAAAGGTTCATATTGTACGGGTTATATATAGTTATATTAACACATCTTTTTAAGTACATGTTTGTTTCAATTTTATTTTTTTAATTATAAATTTTGGCGTATTTTATAATAAAATAAATTAAATATAAAATTGAATTGATATAAACTTATAATAAGAAATATATAAATGTATTCAATGGAAAGTAACACAGAAACTAAACAATTAAGATATGGAACAACTGTAATATGTAATGGAAAAATTGGTGTGATTAAATCTGTGTCAAAAACAGATAGCATAAATGTACAATTATTTGATGATAATTCTATAGTATCTATAAAAAAAAATAAAGTAAAAATTATTCCTCATAGCAAAAATGAGTTGATAAAATATAAAAATATATATTATGTTATTGGCAATATGTCATTAGATATTAATTTACCTATATATGAGCTTAATTATGTAAATTCTGGTTTTAATAAGTCAAAAAAGAAATTTTGCTTAAAAATAGAATCAACAGATAAAAATATAATTACTATTAATAAGAAAAATCAAGAGAAGACAATTTCATATTTAAAATTTCTTGATAGATATAATTCAACAGTTAATTATTTGAATAAAAAAACCGGAAAAACATTTGATTTACTTAATTATAAAACGGTGGATAAGGATATGGATAATTTGTTTGATAAATGTAGATTACGAATTAATCAATTAGATAAGATAAGTAATACTATGAAAAAATGTCAAGAATTAAATATTCAAATAAAATTTATAATAATAAATCCTTTTAATTTTATTACTCAAGATTATCAATTGTTAACATATGAAAGGGCTGAAAAAATATGTAGTGAATACGAATTAAATATTGACTTTAAAATTAAGTTAGAAAAATGGACATATTGTTTGTTTTTAAATGATAAAAAGACATTTTACTTACCAAAATGGTTATATGAACAAGAAATGGAAAAATTTTGTAGATATAGACAAGAAAATCATATTAAATTTAAAACCTTTATAAAAACTATTGTTATTGAAAAAAACATAGATAAAACTATTTGGGTAACAACAACATATTTGCTTGGGGTTGAAAAAGATATGACGGATTTAATGATGGAATTATTTTATAAAGATTCGTATGATATACCTGAAGATAAAATAAATCAATTAATTTGTATATATGAAGAAAGGAAAAGAAAAAGTGAAGCAAAGTTTAAATCATTTTCATTAGAACCAGAGCAAAAAACAAGCGTTATTAAATCAATACAAAATAGATTATCTATTATAACTGGACCTCCAGGAACAGGAAAAACAGAAATTTTAAAATGTAAAAATTATTGTTTATATGAATTATACAAAATAGAAAACCCTGATGAAAATACTGATACTAATTCTATAATAGATAACATCGAAGATGATGAAGATGAAGATGAATATGAAGATCAATATGATCAATATGAAGATGATAATAGTGAATATAATGATGACTTTTCAGTTACTTCTGATATTTGTATTGAATGTGATGAAAGTAATAAATATATAAACCCAAGAACTATTTCTCTTATGGCACCAACTGGATTAGCATTTATAAATATGAATAGGGCTCAAGAAGCTAAGCATTATAATAATAAAATATCTGGGACGTGTCATAGATTATTATATCACACAATACCAAATATAAAAAAACATAAAAATCCAAAATATTGCGACTGTAAGGATAAAAAAGATTGTAAATATAATATGGATATAAAATTAATTGAGTTAGATGAAGCATCGATGTTAGATACTTTTGCTCTATATGATTTATTAAAGGCTTGTAAGTATTTTAATTCAAGATTAATATTGTTGGGTGATGTAGAACAACTACCTTCAATTGGTCCGGGTAAAATATTACAACAATTAATTGAATCACAAGTTTTTACAGTAACAAAATTAACTAAAATTAAAAGGCAAAATTCTGGTGCGTTAGTTAATAATATTTTGAAAATGAGTAAAGAAATAGTCCAAGTAACAGATTTTGTTGATGATACAATGGTATTACTTAACATAGATGATTTTATGGTAAATAAAGAAATAAGTATTGATGCGTTTTATACATTTATTAGCTCACATAATTTAAATAAAGATGATACAAAATTTATTACTGGATTTAATACCCCAATCAAAATATTCAACACTAAAAATATTAACAATTTAATCCAAAATAAATTTAATCCAGAAGATCTTGATAATGAATATGATAAAATACCCTCAAATTATAAATACGAAAATAGTTTTACATTTAGAATCAAAGATAAAATTATAAGAACTGAAAATGATTATTCATCTGAAAAAATGAGAGCAAATGGCGAAGAAGCAGAAATAATAGATTTTGATGGGGAAAATGTCACTATTAAATATTCAGGAGCAGATGATAAACCAGAAAGGATTGGAATTAATGGATTATATGAAAATTTTACACTTAATTACTGCGTTACCGTTCATAAGTCACAAGGTAGTCAGTATAAAAATGTTGTATTCTTTATTGAACCAGAACAAACATTTATAGAGAAAAAAATGATTTATACTGCTATATCAAGAGCACAAACAAGGTGTTTTGTTATATCAAGATCTAACGATTTTATTAGTTTACAGAAACAGTCAAAAAAAATAGACCTTAAGGTTTCATTATTTATGAAAGAATCTGATAATTATGAATTTCCAAATTAAATAAATCGCTTTAACCCAACTCACATATGCTCATACGCAGATTTGATAAAACATAGCTATCGTTATCTCGGCGTCTATTTTTACTATACAAAACATTCAAAAACTTTTGTGATTGTTCTACACCTTCCAACATAGTGCTTTTTTTGTAGTTTCGCTCTATAAAGTTACAGAACTCTCTTTGATTATTTATTGTTTTTTTGAACTGTAAGAGAGAAAGATTATGATTTGAACACCAAAATAAAAAATCCTGATAATTATTCATTAATATGGTTTTAATTACATAATAAGATAACACATTAGTTTTTTCCTTGTACAATGTCTCTCTTAGAACCTTTCTATGACCATTTTTTGAATATAAATCTGTATATGTTAGACCCATAAACTGTAGAGCCTTTGTCAGTTGGAAGAAACTATATGTTCTTTCAAAATTAATAAAAAATTCAGAATTAGAGAGAAATTCACCAAGATTAGCTTTATTCTTTAATGAGAAAAAACTACAAAATAGCGCATTTATTATTTCAGCCCAAAATTCTGTATAAGATTCATATAAATTTACCTCAGAATTTACTGGAAAAATATCCAATATACGATTCGTGCATTCCGAGTTATTCATATCTGAAAAATCGAGACCAAAATTGTGAAATGATTCGTGTATAAAAACCTTAAACCATTCTTCCTTTCTATAAACTACAATTTCGGAATCTTTTGGACACGTAGTTGTGAAAGCTGTATTAACATTGTTTTCATCTAAAATATGAATATTTGAGTTTGGTAGTCTTTTCTCTAATGATGTGAAATAAAAATACACTACTAAATTACTTGCACATTGCTTTGATGCATATTCATTTAATATAAATAACCACATTATGATAGAATCCACACGCTTATTATACTCTTCTATTTTTAGCTCAATATGTTCCTCTTCTGTTATAAAATATAGTTTGATATTTCGATTGAAGAGAGAAAAATTATAACATAATTCTGTTACAGATAATTCATCTATTTGTTTTCTTATTTCTTCTGGGAAACTATGTGAATTAAAGTTTTTAGGTCTTGTTATTTGCATAGAACTTTGTATTTTTTTTATGTTTACATTGTAAAAATTCGACCCTCTTGACTGTTTTACAGTTAAAAGATAATTATATGCGTTTAATATATCATGATACAAACGTGTAATAATTTTATCGGTCCTTTGTGTTTGATTTAAATGATTTATGTATTTATTTTTCGTAAAAAATGACATAAGTAATTTACTATTTTTTGATATCCTCATTATTATTATAATCAGTTATTTATTTTTAAGTTTTGTCTTAATATATTTTCATTTATTTTTATTTATTTTATATTTTACAAATAAAAATATTAATATTTACTATATGGACTCTACAGTAATAATAGTTTTAGCGATTGTTTTATTAGCATTAATTATTTTGAATAATATTAAATTGCTACCACCTCCTCAACCTGTTCCAGTAGTAGGTGGGTGTGCTGGAACTCAATATGGATGCTGTCCTGATGGTATAACACCCCAAATGAACATTTATGGTACAAATTGTCCTGGATATATTCCTCCTCCTCCCCCTCCAACACCTTATCCTCCACCTCCACCTCCTCAACCTCAACCTCAACCTCAACCTCAACCTATTGGTGGTTGTGCTGGTACAATCTATGGTTGCTGCCCTAATAGTAATATACCAAAATCTAACCAAGCTGGTACAAACTGTCCTGGGTATGTTCCTCCACAACCTGTCGGTGGTTGCTCTGGAACACAATACGGATGCTGTCCTAATGGAACGACAATTAAAACAAGCCCACAAGGAACCAATTGCCCAAATTATCCTCAACCAATAGGTGGTTGCGCCGGAACAATTTATGGTTGCTGCCCTAATAGTAATATACCAAAATCTAACCAAGCTGGCTCTAATTGTTCATCTATGTAATTTATAAATTAACTTAATATCTTCGTTTGGTTTTCTTTTTACCCTTCTTAGATTTTTTAGTTTTTTTCGTTCTTCTTCTTCTACCACCTTCCATTAATGGTTGATATTGTTCATCTATATATGTTTTATCTGCTATAATAGTGTTTTCATTATTGTCATCATCTACAACTGGTTTTAATGTTTTGTAATCTAATTCTGTTAAATTATAGTGTCCATCTGGAGTTATACTGTTTACTTTATAAGTTCTCATAACCCTTTTTACGAATTGTGGTTTAATACAAATATTACTATCTGGGATAAACATTATAAATATTATAAATATTATAAATTATTGCGGCGAATTTTGTCGCGAATTAACATAAGTTCTTCAAAAACAATTGGAGGCGCACCACGACTATGATGTGTCAATTTTGCTTCATTTGTAGCTAATAAAAGCTTTTTAAGGTCTTCATTCTGAGTAAATTTCGCATATTGCGCGTCATACATTTCTTTTTTATGTCTTTTACCAAAAAAATCAGCATCAACTTTAACCTCGTCTGGTCTCAATTGTTTGCCGTTTAGTTTACCTGATTTACCACCAGCAGCCTTAGCCATTTGCGGGTCTTTAGATAAATCTGTTCCTGAATCAAGAGAGAAACTCAAATAAAAATGTGGGTTTTCGTTTTTAAATTTAGACGCTTGATAATAATGTTCCACAGACGCCCAATGATGATTATCTAATGTAAACGGAGCAGTCCAAAAATTAGATAATTTTTTTCTCCATTCTGGAAATGTCGCCAATTCAGTGAATTCTTTTAGACGTTCACTTGGTATTTTCTCTCCTGAACCTTTTCCAGGAAGTGGTTTATCATTTGACTTTGAATAAAATAAGAAAACTACATCGTCATTATATAAGCCTCTTAGTTTTGCTTCACTTAAATCCTCATAATCAACTGGTTTAAGAGCAGCCTTTTGTCTTGTCCCTTTGAATTTTTGAAAATCGGGTATTATAAAAAAAGCACCAGCATTCCTTTCCAAACATTTTTCTGAAATCATATTTTTAATATCATATGGTATCTCTCCAAATTTAAAAATCAATTTGTGTTTATATCCAATCAATCTATAATGGTCACCAGTATGATCAATAATAACATAAAACTCTGGATTAAACATACCAGCATTTTCTAAAACTGTATCATTTAATTGTCCACAGTTCAAAATGTTTTTAGTATCTTCTTTTCGATATGCTTCACTTGAGAGAATAATAAATTTAATATTTAAAATTCGTTCAAGTGTAGATATTGCCCAAGTATCTCCCCAAAAATCACATTTTTTAAGAATAGCCTTAAACTTTTCAAGGGTGTCTACCTTCTTCATAAATTTATATTCGTGTAACATTTGTGATGTTACCTTTTTTTCGTGTATCAATCTATCGTGTTCAGCCTTAACTTTCTTGGCATTTTCCGAAATAAGTTTCTGTTCATTTCTATCAATTACACTACCAAATTTTTGTTGTAGCGTAATATATTCAGCTGCTAATTCTCTTATTTTATTTGTATCTTCTAAAAGCGTTGTATTATACATATCAAATTGTTCTTTATAATTGAGAAAAACCTCTTCAGTCGCCTCTTTTGACAATTTATTTCTCAATTTTGATACAGATGTTTGTTGAGCAATGCTTGAAAATGCGTCTCTTATAGTGGCAAATAAACACTCACCACCTGCTTCATTATCAACTAAAGAGTAATTCTTATTTTTCATAAACTTTTGTATCCAAACATCACCTGGCTCTTGATGATATTTCTCCTTATATTCCTTTGCCTTCTTTTGAGTTTCCTGAACTAACTCAGCCGGTATCGGTACTCCTTTTGTTAAAATAAATATATCGCTTCTCTCTTCAGGTATTTCGTATAATACGTTATAATCTGAACCACTTTTTTCTTCTTCTAAATCAGAATCAGAATCTTCATCGGCCTTTTTTTCAACCCTGCGAAGAGGGACATCAGGCTCCATCTTCAATTTATTTAACATTTCGGGCGTAACAAAAGTATAAATTAATGGCTCATCCATTTTTTCAACATCCAAATTATTATGGTCATCTAAATAAGTAATAAAATCAGAGGCCTTTATTTCGTAAACACCAATTTGTATTACCTTGTTGTTTTTTTTAACTAAATAAACGGGAAAATACATAATATTTTCAGCTTCAAAAGTATTTTTAGAATTGCCAACAGCTATAATAACATCTGAACCAAGTATTTCTAATTGATATAAATTTGCTTCCATTTTAATATCACCAGAGTCAACACTCTTTAGTTCGGGATAACTGACATCTTTATTTATTTTGGATAATACCATATTTATATTTTATTCTAATATTTTATATTTAATACAAAATTAAATACAAAAATAATTTACCATAATACATATTTCTTCATAAATTTGTCGTTTTTCAAAATATTAATACAGCGCCACATTTCTTGTCTTCTTAAAACAATGGTATTATTTGATGTAATGCTTTCAAAATCTACCAAAAATTGTATAATTATATCTTTGCAACATTTATGAACCTTTAATTCTTTTGCTATTCCATAATATTCGCATATCAATAATAACTCCTTAACCGTATAATTTAACTTATAATCAAGAGATATTACCTCAATGATCCCTTCATTATTTAAATCATTCATTTCATTTGTAAAATCAAAATCGTCCGAAAAATTAGACATTTCATTACTATTTTCGGTTTCATCTAATAAAAAAAAAACGTTTTCATTATCATTTTCAGACATTATTATTTGTTTATTTTAAATTTTTATTTTTATACTATTATTTATTTTATACTATTATTTATTTTTACATATCAATCATATCCATAAATTTAAAGATGGTTTTATTTGTTAAGCTCTTATAGTCTTTCACCTTACTATGAGCTATTATTTCAATTACTTCCGTAATATTACGACCCTTAATTAATTCATACTCGGGTTTATCTTCATTTTCATAAAATTCTTTTTTGTAAAACAATGCTACATTTTCAGTTAGCTCATCAACCTCATTCCTTTTATTGTCCTCTGTAATATAAGTAAATATCTGAGACAATAAATTTCTTGTAATATTCAAAATGGTTATCATGGATATAATGCCATTTAAACTTAAATTAACAAAGAACATACCTAATGCCTTTCTCTTTTCATTATCTTTGTTCATTTTACAAAATCCACCATAATCAACATTCGAATCGACGTATTCAATTGTTTTAAATAATTCTGAAAAGCTTGACAAACTCTCTTCAAAACTATCCCTCATAACCGGATATTTATTTATTATATCCGTGTACAAGTCCGCATACAACTTTGAATAAAACCTATTGGTCGAGGCAATATCGAAAATTGCCGAACTAACACTGATAATATTTTCTTGGGTACCGGTAATAATATTGCCTATTATATCCATAATTTTATCACGGTTATCATTATAATTTTTATCAGTTATTTTATTCAAATAACTTCTTATATTATCTATCTCACCATCAATACCAGCACGTTCTTCAATCTTTGTGGGTTGGAAACTTCTTATAGAATCCCAATCACCATCACTAATTTCCATATTTTTATTACCTCGCTTCTTTTTAAAGCCGGCTCCTCCACCACCTCCGCTCGCGTCATCAGCACTAATTTCGGACTTCATAGGGTTTTCTCTTTTTTGAAATATAGGAGTTTTAACATAATCTGGCGAACCTACTTCTAATGACAACTCTGAAATTATGCGAATTGTTTCAGCTGGAAGTTCGTAATTGAACCCAGTGAACAATAAATTAGTAAAATCATTTAGTGAATATCTATTTAATTTAGCGGACATCGAATTTGTATATTATATATTACTGTGTTTCATTTATATCAATTTTTTTTTAAATAAATAATTGTAATAAATACACTTAAATAGATTTATTGTAACTAATGTATATAAATGTCAACTGAAAACGAAGTTAGCAACGCAAGTAATAATGAAGAAGTAATTGAACCTTCATATGAAATAAATTCCTGGGAGGATTTGGAATTACCCATAGATTTATTAAGGGGAATTTATAGTTATGGATTTGAAAAACCAAGTCCTATTCAGCAAAAAGCAATTAAACCTATTATGATGGGAAGAGATATTATTGCCCAAGCACAATCTGGAACAGGCAAAACCGCCACATTTTCCATTGGTGCTTTGTCAAAAATAGATATGGAAAAAAATGCAACTCAAGTTCTAATTTTATCACCAACCAGAGAGCTCACAACTCAAACATCTAAAGTTATTACTTCACTTGGAGATATGCTTGAAAATAGTAAAAAGGAACGTTTGAGAGTACAAACTGTATTTGGAGGCTCAAATTATGAAGAAAAATCCAGCTTTTCTAATAAAAATACTCCACACGTTATTTGTGGATGTCCCGGTCGTGTTTACGATATGATGCGCAGGGATAAAATCTCAATCAAGAGTATTAAACTGGTTATTCTCGATGAAGCGGATGAAATGTTGTCGGCTGGTTTCAAAGAGCAAGTGTATAATATTTTCCAATATTTTAACAGTGATATACAGATTGCTTTATTTAGTGCTACATTGCCCGAAAGTATTAGACCACTCATCGATAAAATTATGCGCAATCCTATTGAAATTAGTGTTAAAACCGAGATGCTTACATTAGATGGTATTGCTCAATATTATATTGCCGTTGATGACGACAGGCAAAAATACGCAACATTGAAACATTTGTTTTCAGTTGCTAAATTCTCTTGTTGTATAATTTATTGTAACAGTGTTAAGCGCGTTTCTGATTTGTACGAAGCAATGAAAGAGGACGAGTTTCCTGTATGTTGTATTCATAGTGGGATGGATTCCGCAGCCAGAGCAGTTGCGTTTAATCAATTTAAAACCGGTATCAATCGAGTTCTAATTTCATCCAATGTTACTGCCAGAGGTATCGATATACAACAAGTTTCTGTCGTTATTAATTTTGATGTCCCTAAATGTGTTCATACGTATCTTCATAGAATTGGCAGAAGTGGCCGATGGGGAAGAAAAGGCACAGGGCTCAATTTCGTTACCAGACGTGATTTCGGTAAAATGAAGGAAATTGAAACTCATTACAACACACAAATTAGAGAAATGCCTTCTGATTTAGGAAGTATACTAAACTAAACAAACAAACTAAATTATTGTTATGACAAATTCGTAAAATAAATTTATTATATTTCTTTTTTTAATATAATAAATGTCAGTAATTAGTGAAATCAATAATCATTTTAAAATGCCAATTTTTTATAATGACAAAAAAATGAAAATAAAGCAACATATTGTTACTGATTTAGAACTTGTTAACACCATTGACGCGTCTGGTTGTAAACCAATATATAATTATTTTTTTAACAATGATAACGATGTTTCTGAAAAACTTATTGAACAAGTTGCCGATTATTATACTACAGACGTCGATTTTATTACTCAAAATCAGGAATTATTAAAGTCATATAAGTGTTGTGATAAAAAATATACCACATATTCGCCAAATTATGGCAATATTCTGGAAATATGGAATGAAATAAAATGTGAAACTGATTTCAAGGAAAAATATTATTATATGGATTGGCCTATGTTAGAATTTCTTAATAAATCAGAACATTTTCTACAATTTATGAGTATGTACAACTTGGCATCTCCTATCATTTCTTTCCTTATACCAGTTTTTATATTGATTGTACCTTTTTTTGTTATTAAATTAAAGGGACTTGAGTTAACGGTTAACGAATATATTGAGGTTTTAAAGGTTTTAGCTCAATCACACGCAATTGGAAAACTTTTTACACAGTTTAATGATGTTTCATTAAATGAAAAAATATACTTAGTTATATCCGCAGCGTTTTATTTCTTTTCCATTTATCAAAACGTAACGGTTTGCTTGAAATTCCATAATAATATGATTAAAATACATAAACATTTTGATGAGATTAGCAATTATATCGACTACACTATAAAATCAATGGACAATTATTTGATTTACTCATCTGATTTAACAACCCAAAATGGTTTTAACAATGTATTAAGAGAGAAAAAACAAACATTAGAAGGTCTAAAGAAGAAATTCTCTTTTATAACTGAATACAATTTAACAAGCGTTAAAAAAATACAGGAAATCGGACATATATTAAAATACTTTTACGAATTACACGATGATTTGGTATATAACGAAGTAATTATGTACTCTTTAGGTTTCAATGGCTATGTTGATTGTCTTGAAGGGTTACAAAAAAATATTGAAGAGAGAAAAATAAATTATTCAGCCTTTGTCAAGAGCAAAACTAAATCACATTTTAAAAATAATTATTATGGTCCTTTAAAGGATGAAAATCCGATTAAAAACACAATCAAATTTAAGAAGAATATTATTGTTACTGGACCTAACGCATCTGGAAAAACAACGATACTTAAATCTACACTTATTAATATTATTTTGACACAGCAATTTGGATGCGGTTTTTATGACTCCGCTCAGTTAAATCCTTTTAAATATATCCATTGTTATTTAAATATTCCCGACACATCTGGACGCGATAGTTTATTCCAAGCTGAAGCACGACGATGTAAAGATATTTTGGATTTAATAAAAACAAATGAAGATGAAACACATTTTTGCGGGTTTGATGAATTGTATTCCGGTACAAATCCTGATGAAGCTGTAACAAGTTCTACAGCATTTATGAATTACATAATTAAGAATTCAAATGTTCATTGTATTTTAACAACACATTTTATCAAAGTTTGTAAAAAATTACAAAAAAATAAAAACATTATTAATTGTCATATGGAGACAGAGAAAAAAGATAATATGTTAATCTATAAATATAAATTAGCCGATGGGATTTCAGAGGTTAAAGGTGGTGTAGCTGTATTAACAGCAATGGATTACCCAAAAGAAATTATTTCTAATACAAGTGATGAGTAAAAAACTCTATAATAATATAAACTAATTCGTTAATTTAAATAATTAATTTATATATCCTCTTTGTAATAATATGGCTTCTTTAACAGATTTATTTAATCCAACTTTTTTAATGTTTTTAGGAATATTAGTGCTCGTAGTAGCATTGCTTGTTGTATATTTTGAAACTAAATTTAGAGAACAAAATCATAAAATTTCTTCTATGCTAAGTCTGGTTTCTTCTTTAGCCGAAGAAGTAAATGGTTCTAAAATGTTTATTCATCAATTAACAATGAATCGCCAACCACCAAACCCTCAGTTTTTTCAACAGCAACAACAACCCGATTTAGAAAAAAGAATAGTACAAAATGATAATTTAATTCTTGTTTCTGATGATGAAGAAGATTCTGACGCAGACGACTCTGATTCTGACGCAGCAAGTGAAGTAAGTATTGATGAAAGCGTTGATGATGATGATGATGACGATAGCGATAATAGTGTTATCGAGCTTGGCGAACATAGTAATGATGTTAAAGTATTAAAACTGAATATTAGCGACAATAATGAATCAGATGTAGACGAAGCAAGTTTAGACGAAATGGATGATTTATCAGTAGCAAGCTTAGAAGAAATGGATGATTTAGACGATAGCAGCACAAGCAGTGTATCTATTAAGGAAGAAAAAAATGATAATATAAAATCTATGGACTTAAAATCCATCAATATTACTTTAGAAGAAACCAAACCAGAACAACCATTAGATTATAGAAAAATGGCGCTTCCCAAATTAAGAAGCGTGGTTGCTGAAAAGGGTCTATCATCCGATTCTTCAAAGTTGAAGAAAAATGAATTACTTAAATTGCTTGGAGTTGAATAAGAATTTTATCTTGTAATTATATAAATGTCGTGGGGCACTTGCTATAGCGGATCTAATAATATTCATTTTAATTTTCCTCCAATTATGGCGGATGGTCGCAACTTTGCACAATGGCAGCCGGATGCTGTCGTCAACAACAGAATACAACAAAAAGAAGGCATCGCAAACAACTGGAGCTATCGCCAATATTTACAGCAAAATGGTCTTCAAATTATGAACTATAATACTACTGAGGCGTGCTACGAATTGGGTCTTGACCCGCACGTCCAAACCGGCAAAACACCATCCGATAATGTGCCATACACATTTAGGTCTACATTTGACACGAGTAAACCCGGTTTTGGCTACTGTAACAGCGATCTAAAGAATCCTTACTTGTCACGTGAACAATTGAACTCGAGATTGGTTGCGCCATCTATCAACCCTCAAGCTTATACAAATAAACAATAAATATATACAGTTTGTAAACAATTTAATAACAAGTATTTTAATAATTAAATAATATATGAAAATACTTAGTATAGATGTTGGTATCAAGAATTTAGCCTTTTGTCTTTTTGAAAAATCAGAAAACTCTGATTATTTTAAGATTACAAAATGGGATACAGTTAATATTTCGGAGCAACACGAAATCCAAAATTGTATTTTTATCGATAAAATTGGTCTATGTAATAAACCAGCAAAATTTTCCAAGGACGATCAATGCTTTTGTTTAAAACATTCTAAAAAACAAAATTATCAAATACCAACATCCGAATTAAAATCTTCTTCTATCAATAAACAAAAAATACAAAAACTATTTGAAATTGCCGATAAATATGGGGTTAAATATCCGCCAAAAATAAAAAAGGTAGATTTACTTGCTAATATAAATGAATACATTAAACAAAATTATCTACAGGAAATTGAAGTCAAAAAAGCAGCCGACGTTAATTTGTACAATATTGGGATTAATATCAAAACACATTTTGATAAATTGTTTTCTGATGAGGTATGTATTGATTCCGTAATTATTGAAAATCAAATTAGTCCAATAGCTACTCGAATGAAAACGATTCAAGGAATGTTGGTACAATACTTTGTAATGTCTCCTGTAAATGTGAAAAATGTGGAGTTTATTTCAGCTTCAAATAAGCTTAAGTGTTGCGATATTAAAGACAAAACTAAGTATAGTGACAGGAAAAAGCTGGGTATTGCAAAATGTTTAGAAATAATTACAACCGATTATCGATTTTCCGATAAACTCGATTATTTTAACGCACATAAGAAAAAAGATGATTTAGCAGATTCATTTTTACAAGGATTATGGTTCCTATCAACTTTATCAACGAAGCTATAAAAAGAAAAACAAAAGTAAATAATTAATTTTTAATTATAAAAATATATTTAATTCGCGTATGACTTAAAATTATATGTTCTATTTAATGAATAATAATGGCTGAAATGATTGAAATATCGGAACTCGATTTTAATGATAATTCGGGAGGTAGTAATTGGGGTAATAAGTCTAGTAATTTTGGTGGAGGACTTGAATTTTTAATGAACGACAAAATTAAAGAAAGTTCAAAATTATCAAGTGATATTGATTTAGACGATTTAAATAATTTAGAAAATGAATTAAATAATTTAGTGGATGATATTCCAGGCACTAATAGTGGCGGTAGTTATAAACCTGCTTCGGATATGTTTTCGGCACCAAGTTCTATATTTAATGATGACAAACCGTCATCTGTCCGTTTTAGTGATGGAGGTTCTTCTGGTGTTGGAAGAGCCACCTCTGATTTAGGCAGTGATGCTAAAACTTGGGATGGTTATGGTAAGTTCAATAATGTGCCTATTAATCCTGATAAAGGTCTACCATCTCAACCTCAATTAACTAAAGAAGAAATGTTAAGAGAGAAGTTTAAGTTTTTGCGCAAGTTAGAGGCACTTGAGAAGAAGGGTGTTGAATTGTCCAAAAAATATTCGATGGAATCATCGTTACAAGAAATGATGGGTGAATATGAGACCATTATGGAGGAGAAAACTAAACAAAACTCTGTTAAATTCCAAGGCAATATGCTTATGGCAGTTATCAACGGAATTGAGTTTTTGAATGGACGGTTTGACCCATTTGATATTAAATTAGACGGCTGGTCTGAACAAGTGAATGAAAATGTTAGCGACTATGATGAGATTTTTGGTGAGTTGTACGAAAAATACAAGAGCAAGGCCTCTATGTCACCCGAAATCAAATTAATGTTTCAACTTGGCGGCAGTGCTATGATGGTCCATATGACAAACACTATGTTCAAATCCGCTATGCCCGGTATGGATGATATTTTGAGACAAAACCCTGATCTAATGCGTTCATTCCAAAACGCAGCAGTGAATTCAATGGCTAATACAAGTCCTGGGTTTTCCGGATTTATGACTAATATGATGAATCCTGAGCCGCAAGTTCCCAGTGGTATGGGACCTCCTCCTCCGTTGGCAACACAAGGACAATACGCACCACCTCCTCCTCAAGGAAGAGCGGGAAATAATAATTACTCGAATCGCCCCGATTTGAATATGAGTCGAAGTAATTTTACAGATGAGGGAATCAGTTTGAGAGAAAATTACGGTAATACTGATGAAAGAAGCAATAGAAGACCTGCCAGTAGTCGTCCTGAAATGAAGGGACCAAGTGATATTACCGATATTCTCTCTGGACTTAAAACAAAGACTATTAATATCCAAGAGCCAACACCTGTAAATAATGATAGCAGCACTATTAGCATTAGTGATTTGAAAGATTTACAAGGTGACGGAAATATGCCTAAGAAAAGTCGCAGAAGACCAAAGTCATCCAGTAACACAGTTTCTCTCGATATCTAATCTACTTTTTCATTACTTTGTGAAACGAAGTAATGAAAGGTTGAATCAAACTGTAAAAAATCATATTATATTTAACCATTTACAAAAAGCAAGCGAAAAAACATTCAATAAAATTATAACAACAATATGAATGATCTGTAACAGGGTTACCTAATAATTTTTTACCTAATGTATCTTCTTCATCTTGTTTGTAATAAATATCTTCAATATTTATATCTACTTCTGGTTTATTCATAATTATATAATTATATAACAATTATTTTTTATATTTATTGTCTTATGTTATTATTTAAATATAATACAATATTAATTTAGTAATGAAAAAACTTGGTACTAATACTAATAATTGTTCAAAGGGTGGTGGAATATGTCCAAAAGGTGGGGTAAAAATACACGAAACCTACTCAAATTCTAATTCTAATTCTAATGTAAATTTGAATTTGGATCCAGAGCTATTTTATAATCGCTTAAAACAACAAAACAAACATACCGGTGTGAGAATTACAAAAGGTGAAAATGAATATAATGCCGACCCGTTTGACAATATTAACCCATTTAGTAACCCTGACGGCATCAACGATTTAAAACCAGTGAAATATGATAATTCCTCTTACTCTAAAATGGATTTAAATATGGATAATTATTCAATCGACGATATTTATAACCTATTTGGCATTCAAAATAAAATACTTACTGATGAAGTAATGAAAGAGTCGAAAAAAATTGTTCTTAAAACACACCCTGATAAATCTCGGATGGAACCAAAGTATTTTCTGTTTTTCTCAAAAGCATATAAGCGGTTGTTTGGTATTTATGAATTTCAAAATAAGACAAGTAAAAAGACCGAAGATAAATCCGAGTTTTACGATGCGTCAAAAGGCGACCTGTTAAATAATTTTTTTGAGAAGGACAAAGATCTTAAAAAATCAGGTAATTTTAATAAATGGTTCAATGAACAGTTTGACAAACACAAGTTGGAGGATACTACAGAAAATGGTTACGGTGATTGGTTAAAATCTAACGAAGATGTAGTCGATGTTGGCAACGTTTCACAAGCCAATATGGGCGCCGAAATTGAAAAACGCAAAAAAGAAGTACAAACAATGACCACATATAACGGCGTTAATGACCCGTATGCTTCCACATTTGGTGGCTCGTCTTTGATGGAGCATAATAAGAATTTTTCGTCTGGAACCCTTTTTAGTAACGATGGAATGGGTTACACTGATTTACGTCAAGCATATGTCGAATCTGTTATTCCTGTGACGGAAGATGATTACAAGAAAATGCCAAAATTTAGAAACATTGAAGAATACAAAATGCATCGTAATACTGTGGATGTCACACCAGTTGATAAGAATGTCGCTATGAGGCAGCTTTATAATCAAAATAAAGAAATGGAATCGGAAAGCGCGGCGCTTGCGTTTCATTATGCAAAACAATCTGAAAAAGCGAAAGCAAATCAAGAAAGTTTTTGGTCTGGATTAAAAACTGTGACTAATTGGTAGAAATCTACTTTTAATCCACTTTTTTAAAAAGTGGAGCAAAAAAATAAATTAAATTAAATTAAATTAAATTAAATTAAATTAAATTAAATTAAAATTATACAAATTTATAAAATATACAATCTAAAATACAGTCGGACTTTTAGTCCTTATACATTATTAATACCATTGCTTACTGTGTCCAATTCGGTACACTTGGGTGCCATCAAGCAAGTCTGGTTTATAGTCAGTTTTGCGTGTTCCAACTATATAGGGTTCAGGTAGCATTACTTCGGCAAACTCCATATCGGAGTAGAAACCGGATTCGGTAATCACTAATTTTGCGTCAGGTGGCAACTTACTCAACGCTTCAATCATCTCGGCTACGGTTAGGGTTGTAACTGGTTTTACTAGTTGCTCATACACTTCTTTTTCTACTTCTTTTTCTTCAGTTTTTTCATCACATCTCGGCACTTTTTCTGATTCCCATTTAAGCCTAATTGCCTCATAAGCTTCTTCAATTTTTGCGTCAAGCAACTCTTTACTTTCTAATAAAGGTATCAAATCTGCTACGCCAGATAACTCCAAAGACGCATCTCCACAAATGTGGGCATATCCAAGCAACCGGTTAGTTACCAAACGCGCCATCGTCGGGCCTCCATATTCACAATACGCATATATAAAGTCCTCAATATAGTACATTTTTTCATCATCATTATCAGGGACCCTTTTATTCCACTCGGTCCAGGTCTCGTCGTCGTTCTTCTTATACAATATATCTTCAAATGTTGACATCTTATCTTAATTTATTATTTTATACATTTAAAATAAGTTGTAAAAAGCAATTCAATTTTTTAGTTTTTTATACTTTTTTTGAAATACTTAAAAAAAAAGAGGTTAAATCCTCTTTATAATTTTAATTAATTAAATTATACAAATATACAAATATACAAATACAGTCGGACTTACGTCCTTATACAAATATACAAAATCATTATACAGTCGAGCAAAGCTCTTATACAGTCGGACTGCGTCCTTATATCTCACCCTTAACCCAGTTTCCTTCACCCTTTACGTCGTTATTATATTCTCCAATCCAAGTTCTATCTAATCTGAGACTGTACGCGGCGCCTTGCCCGTGATACTTGCTGTCTTTCCAGTCGCCTTTGTAATAGTCTCCATCGCCATAGTGATACTCGCCTTTTCCGTGATAATTATTTCTCTTAAATTCGCCTTCATAATACGGCTGTGTCTTTTCCCAAGTTTTTTCGAAAGTCTGTTTGCCGTAACCCTCCGAAAATCCATCTACAAAATAGCCATAAATATACGAATCATCTTTGTAGGAATGCTTGGTTCCCTTACCATTTGGCAGACCATTCTTCCATTCGCCTTTGTATCGTCCTTTTCCGTCTTCGAATTTGTACCACGTATTGACATCTTTTTCCAAGCTTTCCACTTTGCTTAAGACTACTGCTATTTCATTTGCGCTTGCGCTTGCGTCCTCTTCTAAGCTTGCGTCCTCGACTGGAAGGATAAGTTTGAGTTCCTCTTGTTCCTCAACGGTTTCTTGGACCTTTACATCTACTTTTTTGGCAAAATACGCGTTTATTCTCTTGTAGTTAAGAGCGTAAATGTATAAATATATCATAACATACACAAATTTTACAATTGCTCGTCTCGAAATGACAATGTCGTTATTAGACACTCTGCACTCTTGGTTGTTAATGGTGTTCATTTTAAAATTAGTTGATAGTTTGCTTTTAAACGCGGTTTATTTAATTATTTATACCTTTCATTTTATTTGAAAAAGCATTTCAATTTTTTTTTAAATTTTATTATTTTTTAAATACTTAAAAATAATAGAAAAAAATATACTTTTAAATTAATTAAACAAATGGACTAATGTCCTTATACAAAATTATACAAAGCCCTTATACAAAATATATTATTTTTATTTATCTCATTTTTACTTCTGTTTTCTGATCTATTTTATCCTTGAACGCATCTTCTAATGTCACTTCTCCTTTAATCCAAACTCCATTATTTAAGTCTCTTACGTCATCAACATAAGTTCCAACCCAAGTTTTTTTCTTATAACTATCGTAATAAATTCCATTACCTTCAAATTTATGTTCAATTAAATTACCTTTGCGATAGCAACCATTTCCATAATGATATGTTCCGTTTCCGTGCTGTTTACCATTTTTAAACTCGCCTTCATAATAAGGCGCAAAGCGTTCGTCATCTTGTGTTATATCAAAAGTCTGCTTACCATATCCATTTGCCAAACCATCTACAAAATTACATTCAAGAATAGAATGCGAAATACCAGGCGAACCATAGATTTCTTTGATGCCTTTGCCATCTACCCAACCATTTGCCCATTCACCTTTATATCTATAAACTGAACTACTTATAATATAATACCATTTGTTAACATCCTTTTCTTCATGCTTGGTTTCTTCCGTCCAGATGTCCCAGTCTTTTTCTTTTTCTTCAACTTTTTCTTCTTTTTTATTAAAGAACTCGTTTATTCTCTTATAATTAATCGCATAAATACATACATATATCATCATATATATAAATTTTACAATAACACTTTTCGAAATGACAATATCGTTATTGTTATACTGAATGTTAATAGCGTTCATTTTAAAATACTGAATTTGGTTTCTCTTTAAAATTGTTGATTTAATCAAGACTTTATTTAATTACTAATATCTTTTATTTTATTGGTTAAAAACATTTCAATTTTTTCTGTAAACTTAATTTTTTTTTGAAAACTTAAAATTTATACCTTTTAAATTTGAAAAAAAGTATATATCTTAATCTTTCATATAAATAAAATAAGGCGTCAAGTAAACACTTATAATTAAAAATACGATATTAGTATCATAACTGGATTGGTTCAATAAAGCACTAATTACAACAGCCATGATTACAAGAAAACTATCACCTAATAAAGCACCAGCACCTACTTCTTTTGAATAACCTTTGAAAAAATCTAACATATTATTTGAGCCTTTAGGAATGATGGTAAAGAAAATATAAAATAGAAAGTCAAAGATTATTTGAATGAATACACATATAGCAGCAAATGATGTCAGACCAACCTGTAGACCACTATTATAAACTAGATATCTTCCTAATAATATATATAAAACACCAATCAATATATCGGCAATCATAGCAGACAGTCTATATTTTTTATACCAGTCTCCTAAAGATTTTATGTTGATATAAATTTTCGCGAAAGTAACAAAAATAATAAATAAATCAGCATAAATATTAGCTGTTATTATAGGTATGTATTCAAATTTATTATTATAATTGATAGTAGGTTTCAAATTTGTAGTTTTTTCAATCAAAAATGTAAGTAAAAATAATAATCCAACAATTAATAATCCACCCATATATAATTTAAACGAATATAAAAATATATATTTGTTTAAAATATCGTGTTAAAATAATAACTAAATACATTATTTTTACCATAATAAGTGTATTGATAAATTATTTGGGCTATATCTATTTTTTTTCCAATCACCCTTAATTCCACGTGACCTTGTCAAATAGTTTTTTCGTCGTGTTTTATTTTTATGTTTTGTATAGTCTTCGTATCCCATTTGACCAAAATGGACAATCTTACCGTCTGGTGTCGTAACCATATATTTTTTTTCTTTTTTTGTAGAAAGACCAATTTTGGCTGTTTTGCCAAGATATTTTTTAGCGCGACGATAAACCTCTGTTGGGTTTGAATACAAACGAATCGGTTTTTTTGACATATATTATAATAATAGATAAAAAGTCGTTTAAATAAGTCAATTTATTATTCGTTGCTATAATAAATGGATTCAAAAATCTTATATGAAAAAGATGGAATGATATTTACCAAAATAGATGACAAAAAATATAATCTTTCCTTTTCAATGGAAAATAAAAATATTCTTATAGCCAATATTATCGATTTTAGTTTATTTAAATTAATTTACGACTTAAATGGCGATATTTATGAAAGTGTCACTTTAACGAAAATCAACGAAAATGAAGCCATTACAGTATTAGTAATGAAACATTTATTTGAGGATTTAGGATTGCCACAAAAATACTCTTATATTCATATGACCAAAACTGTAAATAACCAACAAATCATATTTAGGTCACAGTCAATACACGGAGAAAGACCACAAGGTGTGCCAGTTGAAGCCGAATTGATGGCAATGAAAGAAAACATCGGTGTATGCACCATTGTAACCCCACACAAAATCAACTTCTCATTTACTGTACTATTTGAAGATTATGTTGAAATTCCACAATTCGCCGAAAAAATGGTTGGTATATTATTAAATAAAATATTTAAACGTGTAAAACAATTTATAGAAAACTTTAGAATGTAAGTAAATGAACGTTATAAAACAATTATGGTTCTTATTTAAAGTATTTTTTATATTTTCTTCCGAATATCTATTCTTATTTTTTCACGCAGATAAATTAAAATTTATTGATAGACTAACACAGCGTCTTGCTAACGTAAATATTTTGTATGTCAAAGTATTCCAAGCCATCGCATTAAATAATAGCTTGATTGATGAAAACATAAACAATATGCTCTTGAAATTCACAGATAACGCACCTTGGACTAAAGACGATATTGATGTCGACACATTAAACGCATTAAAAGAAGACCAACAATTAGTAATATGCGATGGGGTTTACAATCCAATTAATTCTGGTATGATATCACTGGTTTTCAAAGCAACCCGTATTTCAGATGACAGTAATGTAATTATTAAGATTAAACGAAGAATGATTGAGAGAAAATTAAAAGACGCTATTGACAATCTAATGTTTTTTATGTATGTTTTATCGTTTTTCCCATTTGTTAAAAAATTTCAGCTTGCAGAAATTGTCAATAAAAATATAGATATTATTAAACATCAAATCAATTTTGATGAAGAAGTTGAAAATTTATTAAAAATTAAAAATAATTGTAAACATTTGAAATATGTGAAAATACCCGCAGTTTTTAAAGAGGTCACCAATAAATATCCAAATGTTATTTTAATGGAGCAAATAGATGGCGTGCCAATTAATAAAGTAAAAGAAGAAGATTATGAGGAATTTGCCAAATCTATTTTAAAATTTGGATTTGTCACGACTTTACTACACGGTGTCACACATGGCGATTTACACAGCGGAAATATATTATTTATTAAAGACGACAATGATAAAAAATATAAGCATAAAATCGGTGTTCTTGACTTTGGTATAGTTTATGAAATTGATTCTCAATTTAAGGGTGTTTTATTTTCGGTGCTAACCGAAATGTTTAATGATCCTACTGAAGTAACTGTTAAAAAATTACTGTATTCTGGTTTGATTGAACCACTTGAGTTAGTTAAATCATTGGCGGATGTTCATCGTAATCACATTATTAAGGTCTCAAGTGAAATGTTACATGATGCTATACATAATTCACAGTGTGCCAACCAAATACAACTGTATAAGTTTTTAGTAGAATTTAAAAAATATATTAGTAATCCGGAAATTTCTGGTTTAGGTCTTCGACCAAGCGATGATTTTGTGAAAACTCAGTTGGTTTTGGCTATGGCGCATGGTGTCACCCTTACCTTATGTAAAGATGATTATATGACGTTTGCTAATAAAGTGATTAATGAACTTTTTCACACCGATATTATGATGTAAAATATAAAATAAAATATAAAATATAAAATATAAAATAACAAATATTTATTTTTTATATTCCAGATTTGTCTATTGTTACTGTTTTTGCTATATTTCTAATGATTTTGTCTTCTTTTTCAATATCATTATCACCTTTGCCTCCCATTGCTTCAATAATAAGTTTGTCATATTGGTCGGAGTATTTTGAACTACTTTTTTCACAACCTTGGTACTTTGCTTTATATTCCTTTAATAATTTTGAATTCTTATGGGTAACGTGTTTTATAACCTTTCTCATCTTTTGTTTATTTTCATTTTCCTTTTCCCATTTATCCTCATCTTTTACATACATTACTTCTCTCTTTGAGTCTGTACAATGAACTGGTCTCTTTGTCTCATCAAGTGAAATTAAGTTCTTAACTATTATTTTTGAAATACCATCCACATAACCCAGATTCCCAACATTCTCCAAATCATCTAATTGTATCTTTATTGAATCGACAAAATCCATTATATTCATTGCATCTTTGCACGTCTCATTTAAAAAGAATTGCAGATTGAACGTCTTGTTATGTGAATTAATATTATTGTTTGAAATATTAGTACCATTTTTAATAACCTCCATCATCATATTTTGCTGTTCCATCATCATACTTTTAAAATCGGATGTTTCTTTTATTAACTCCGAGTTTTGTTTGACAAGCATTAAAATCAATTGGTCTTTATCAATTAAATCGACATTTGTATCATTAACATCTGGAATATTACATTTTTTTTTGTGTCTCCATAAACCTGCTCTATCACCAAAAGTTTTCACACATTTTTCACATATATATTTTTTTTCAGAGCAACTTTTAGCAACTAAATCGTTGTTAATCGTTGTTAAATCGTTGTTTTTATGCTTTTTGCTCTCACAATGTTTTTCAAAACTACTTTTTTTAGACGTATTATAGTCACACTTTTCACAATGAAATTCCGAGCATAATTTAGCATCCAAATCGTTGTTATTCGTTGTCATATATTAACAACAGAAAAAGTTGCTAAATACTTTTGTAATTAATTAATAATTTTTAAAAACTTTGGAAAAAAATTTATCGTCACATAATTTAAAAACTTTTTTCAACGGCGAGACCTTAAATTTTTTTATGGTCACAGCTTTTTCTCTATTTTTTAACATTTTTTTTTTAGTAAAAGTATTTTCATTTTTCAAAAATGGACAAAAATAAATGTCCAAAAATCGATTTTCCAAAATAATCTTGGATTTTTGAAAACATCGATACTACATGTGTAGTGAATGATTATTTGAGTGTTTTCTCAGATACTCTTTACATAATGTAGTGTTTTGATGTATATTTAAATTTTATAGAATCAAATAATTGTATTTTATTTCTATATTATATATAAATATGAATATGGATATTGATTTAATAAAAATAACAGTCTATTTATCTTTGCTTGTGCAAGTAATCACGGGAATATTTGATTATTATGTAATTCAATTAAATATCCCAAGTAATTTGCTTATTCTTCAAGAAGTACTTATTATGGAATTGATTGTGCAAATCGTCGAAGGTATTTTTTACATTTGGCTTGCTTTAAATATATCATCAGTTACTAATATAACACCACATAGATATTACGATTGGTATTTAACTACGCCAACTATGCTTATATCATTATGTATTTATTTAGTTTATTTGAAGAATGAAGAGAGAAATATTGAAACACAAGACTCATTTTTTAAAATCATTTATGATAATCTGAACGTATTATTATCAATATTATTTTTGAATTTTCTTATGTTAACAGCCGGATATTTGACAGAGATTAAAAAGGTTCCACAAGTGTTGGGTGTTTTACTTGGATTTATACCATTTTTTATTTTCTTCTATTTGATTTATCATTATTTTGCACGATTCTCTCTATTCGGAACAGAAATATTCTTTTATTTCTTAATAATTTGGTCATTGTATGGTGTAGCGGCATTAATGAGTTATAGAATCAAGAATATTATGTATAATATTTTAGATCTATTTGCCAAAAACTTTTTCGGTGTGTATTTGGGTTATGTATTATTAAATTCTTTAAATTAACTTATTAACTATAAAATAAAAATGAAACCAGTTTAAACAATTATATTCAAGTATAATAAATAAAATGACCAGTATATTTGAATCAAAACCAAACCAAACCTTTATATTTATCGACGGAAGTTATTTTAACTTTTATCGTTACTTCTCTTTAATGAATTGGTGGCGTATTGCCTATCCTGAAGAACCACTTGAAGACCCATTCAAAAATGAAAAATTTGTCGAAAAATTCAGGAAAACATTTGTCGACAACGTCCTACAAATACCCAAAAAACTGGGTTTACACAAGTTGGACTTAGAACCTATTATAATTGTTGGAAAGGATTGTAAGAGAGAAAACATTTGGCGAACCGAATTGTTTCCAAAATACAAAGCTAATAGAGCAAATGGCGCAGAAGATGGCTTTATGGGTGGTCCATTCTTTAAAATGGCATATGAAGAGGAATTATTTGTAAAAGGCGGCGCCAAAGCTATTTTAAAACACGGCAAATTAGAAGCCGATGATTGTATCGCAATTAGTGTCAAGTTCTTAACCAAAAAGTATCCTGATTGCTCTATTTATATTATTACATCAGACAAAGATTATTTACAGCTTAATAGTCACAACGTACATCTATTTAATTTAGCATTTAAGAATATTGCCGAAAATAAGAGTTCCACAGGTGACGCAAAGAGAGATCTCGAAATAAAAATAATAATGGGTGATACGAGCGATAATATTCCGTCAGCTTTCCCAAAATGCGGACCCAAAACCGCACAAAAATGTATAGAAGATCCAGAGTTCTTTAAAAAGAAAATGGCTAATAATCCGGATTATTTTAAACAATACGAATTAAATAAAAAAATAGTGGATTTTAATAATATCCCTCAAGAATTAGTTAATGAATTTTTAAAAACTATAGAATAGGTGTAATATACAAGTCATCTTTAACAAAATACGCTTCGCCTTGTTTCGTCCATTTTATAACAAGCGTAATTATTTCCACCCCCGCTTCAACCGCTAATTTCACCGCTTCCCTGTATTGAGGGTCTATAACTGATGGTTGAAATCGGCTTACATCTGTTCGTTGTATAACATAACACATTATACAACGAGTTTTCGATTCTTTTTTTATCAATGTGAGCTCTTTAATATGTTTCAACGCTCGCGGGCTAACTGGGTCGGCACTTTTCTTACGATAACCGTCAGGAAAATACGCAACTTTCTCATTATATGGTATATCATCATAACATTTACCTTTCCTATCTTTAGCACTAATATCTTCGTAATCAGCAAGCGGCACATTCTTGACTTCCATAATAAACGGCACACCATTTTCGTCTACACCGCTAAAGTCGAAACGCGAATCCACTTTGTTTTCGACAAATATCACCGTTTCCCTTCTATATGCTTTCACATTTTTCAAAATAGATAAATAATTATTGGTTAAGCACTTTTCAACCAACTCTTCGGCAAGTTTAGGGTGAATTCCAATAATTATTTCAGTGTTTTTTTCATTAATAACTGCCAACTGGGCACTGTACATACATTTTGTAGGGTCGTCTTTGTTTTTCATTGGTGCGAATAAAATATTGGAACCGGCTTCACATAATCCACAACAACCGAGGGCGGCGGTGTGGGCGAGAAATTCATTATTGTTTAAAATTGCGTCGGCAACGTATGGGGATTTAATTAATTTAGATGGTCGTTTTACAATTTGACCCTCCAGTAAACCTTCGATTTTTAGAATAAACATTTTATTTAGTTTTAACTTGGTTTTATTTTAATTTGCTTTATGAAATATTTATTTCTTTAAATATTCATTCAATTTTAAATTATATAGATATATTGTAACAGTAAATATTATGTCAAAAATTATAACAGTTACAGAAGGAAATTTACCAAGCGGAGTTAAAACAAGCCAAGTAAAAACAAAAGAACAAAAGGGTGACTTTGCAAAAGGTTCTAATAAAACTATAACATTGTTACAAAATATAAAATCAACAGAATATCCAATTAAAGCACTTGTTGCTGGTGACAATATTAATTTAACTCAATCACGTTCACTATTTTTAAAATTCGACCCAAATAGTTTTGGGGCGTTTTACAGTGACCGCAGTATGGATAGAATTGGTAAAATTCAAAGCATAACTATAATACCAAGTGAACCAAAACAAGTAGCAATCGAAATAGGTGATACATATTATATTTTTAACTATGATGATATATTTGTTCACACTAATATGGTATCAAAAGCATCTGCTTCTTCTTCATCAACATCATCTGCTCCGAATTCACCATCAAGTTTTTTTAATAATAATGGTGTTGATCAATCAAATACTAAAGGATATATTGGGACAAATATTCAATCTGACTTTTGTGATAAAGTTATGAAGTTTATAGAATCCAATAATTTGAAAAATTATTCCAATCTTCCACCCAGAAACATTGATGATGTTCCAGAATTTTATGTTTTTGTAGAAAGTACTAATAGTCGAAACATTTGTGATTTGTATCAAATTAATTTGAGAACTATTGAAAGTAGGCAAATAATATCTGGTTCTAATAAATTTAGAGGCGATAATGTACTTTTTACTTATAAACTAAGCGATTTTAATTTTTTTAACAATGATAATGAATTATATGTACCTACAAAGGAACTGTATTATAGAGAACCAGCAGCACCTATACCACGAGGAGAAAAAGAACCAGCATCAAAAGGTATATCAGTAGGATCTCCTTCGTTTGCGTCATCAAAATCAGTACCATCAGCCTCATCAATCGGACTACCACCGCCACCAAAAGATGTATTACCATTAAAAACAACAAAAGTAGCAGCAGAAGACCATTTATATACCGCAGTAAATAGTGACGATATCAATGGTTTAAAAAGGATTACATTACCATTTGATACAAATACAGAAAATTTATATGTCTTAGATAATAGACAATTATATGAAATACCAAATGTTTCTAGTGTCGAACCTATAGTTGGCTCAGATGATTTAGTTGAAGTAACACAAATAAAAAATGATGGTATTCCTGTTAAATTACAATATACTATTGATCTTTTGTATCAAGCGCCAAAAAATGATGATAAATTATTAAGAGCAAATTTACAAAAAATTTATAGCAATCTACAAGATTCGGCAAAAAGGGAAGTGGCTGCTGGTTTACAACAACCTACACCGTCACAAATACAGTTCGAGAAGTTTAATACAATTATGGGAAACGAAAGTATAGGTGACTTGGAAGAAAGATATAATGTGTATTTAAAAAGCGTTTCAGAACCGCCTAAATCAGATGTGGAAGTTAATGTAGCTCAACCTGTAAATGGTATTACAAATTATGACAGTAATACATTTAATAAACGTTTTTACAATTTATACGCAAGAGAAAGAGAAGGTGGCACATATAAAATATATCAACTTAAAAATATTATAGATGTAATCCCTCAAAAAGATAATTCAATTCGTGTTACGCTAAGGAAGAATGATGGTTCTATATATATAAAAAATTTTTATAATAAAGGTCAATTAACTCAAGCACCAAAAACAGATGCTGAAATAGATGAAGAAATTATCAAGGAATATAATGAATTAAAATCTGCTGCTGAAAAAGAAACCGCTGCTTCTGGTATAAAAAGTGGAATATCATCGTCTGCTACACCTAAAAGTAGTGATTTTGAAAAATTTAAAGCAACTATGGGTCTTACCTCTGGATTGCCGCCTTCTTTGGTAGCAGCAGCATCTTCTGTAGCACCTGCATCTGTAGCACCATCATCAGCATCTTCATCAGTACCTGTAGCTCCATTAGTAGCAAAATATAAAGCTTTATATCATTATAAACCACCTCCACCTGGTCCAACAACTATAAAAACATCAACTGCTCCTGCTCCTGCTGCTACTGCTGCTACTGCTGCTCCTACTGCTCCTCCTGCTCCTGCTACTCCTGCACCTGGTTCCAGTAATAAATCAACAGCAAAAGGGTTACAACCAGGATCTTCAAAAGCATCATCATCATCACCATCATCACCATCATCATCAAGTACAGCTGCTACTATTGTTAATCAAACAAGTAGTATAAAGCCACCAGAAATAGTACCAAATGAATTATTTATTGTTTTAAATACAAGTATTCCAGGTTCACAAAAAATATTTTATAACCCTAAAATGACAATTAAGGGTTCAAACGCAAAATCAATAAGGTTTGACCCATTGGTAGAATTGGAACCATCTGTTATTAATAAGGTACCAAAAGATTTGAGAATAAAACAATTTTTCGACAAGGGACTATTTGAATCTTTAATAAATCTTCACGGAATGAAAAATGTAATGACATTAATAGAAGCAATGAATGATGGTATTATTAATAATAATATACTTGTTACATTGAATACTATTTTTGCTATAAATACACCAATATATATTAATGGTGAAGTATATTATATTGGTGATGTACAATGGACACAAGGAGATTGGACAATAGATACAAAAGAAAAGCCGGTTAGTTTTGATGTGAGTAAAATTAAAAACCCATATATATATTCTGCTGTTGTAAATGATGATATAATAAGCGGTCAAAGCCAATTAAAAGCATTGTCACCAAATGTGTTAACTGGGGCAAATTACAAAGGTCTGCCTCCACAAATGAACGCAACACCGAGTAGTTTATCAACAATATCACCATTATCAACATTAATTGGAGTGCCTGTGGCTCAAGGGGTGCAACCGCAATTAATACCTGTACCATCAACAGCAACAACAACAGCAACAACACCAGCAGCAACACCAGCAGCAGCTCAGAATATAAATGTTCAAGTTACATCTCCGGCACTTGAAGCTGCAGCAGCAGCATTAGCGGCACAAGCACAAGCAAAAGCACAACCATTAGCAATAACGGCGGGACCTCCTCCATCAATACCACCACCAGTAGCAAAACGTTTGGCACTACCTCCATCAGTATTACCTGGTTCATCCGTAGTGCCAGGAAAAGCATATCCAGCAATACTTCCATCATCTTCACCATCTATTTCATTAGGAAAAGCACTACCTTCATCGGTTCCAGCAGCAAAAGGAGTAGTAGCAAAAACAAATACATCAAAAATAAGTAAACAACCAGTTCCTCCCCCTGGTTTTATTTTTCGTTCTCAACTGTATTCGAATTTTTTTCGTTCAGTTTTTGGTACAGGAAAGGGAAGTAGCAGTGGTATATATTATACAACTATGAATTTGCTGTATCAAGGTATAAATGATGAAAAAACCAAGGGTTTTATAAAAACTGTAGAACAATCACTAACAACTACTAATGTCAAGGGTGTTGATAGTATAAGCAAAACAGCATATGATAAAACCGTTGCTGATTTGCGCATAGCTACAACTGATCCAGACGGTAATTGTTTTTTTCAATCAATTGCTATTGCTATAAATAATTATAATTATACAAATCAAGAAATTGGGATAGCTACACGCATTGGATACGAAGTAAAAGGAATAATTTATGGCGGATCAACACCATTCAATCAAGAAACCATAAGATTTGTTGTGTTTGATTTTTTACAAGGTAACGCTGGATATTTATTTCAAATGCTTGAAGCACAAAAAGAAGTTTTAGATGCTAAAAATAATGAATTCCGGACAGCATTTGATGATGCTTGTGGATTACAAGGTCTCGCTATACTTGTTCCTGGTACTAAAATACCTCGAGGAGATTCCGGTAGATATTCCACTTTATATACCAATGTAGTTACAAGTGAGTATAATAAATCACATCCTGGTTTTGCGTCACAAACAGAAAGAAATATGCCAGTTGACATAACACAACTATATCAACCATTTAGCTTTATAGATGGTTTAATTACAAGAACAAATTCAGATGGTACAATAGCTGATGTAAATTATAATGTATTAGAGCAATATATAACTCAAGGCAGTGTATATTGGGGTGACGCTACAGCAATAGATGCTGTAAATATTGTCTTGAAAATAAATACAATTGTCATTAAAAAAGGAAATCAGGGACTCGCTAATAGTATATCATCACAAATAACAGGGGTTTTTACAAATAATGTAGTAGACGAGATGAAACACGGTCTTGATATGACAAAATGGACAACATTTTTATTTTTATATTATATAGAAGATTTAACTAAACCAGATCAGGCAGCACATTATGAATTATTTACATTTTTATTCCCGGTTCAGAGAACAGAAACCGATTCAAAAAGCAATATTCAAACAACATATCCAGAAAGAAGATTTACTATATTTAACAAAAATGATATACAACATCCACCACCGTTGTATATGCTCTTGTTAATATTTGGTTTTAAATATATGAGTCCAGGTCAAGTCCCAGCGGATTTTGATTTTTTTAGTGGTTTTAACCAAAGTCTTAATAGTTCATACCAATCAATTATATCAAGACCTGGGAATAATGCTGATAAGTGTAAATTGTTAAACAATTTGTTTGATTTGTTTTTATGGCAATATTTGGAACAGCTAATTACCGATGCGGGGTGTAAAAGAACTAATAGAAATAAAAAGTCAATTAGATTTGCGTCAGATGTTAGTGGTGTTCCAAAATCTCGAAGAATTAGAAGGAGTAGTGCAGCTGAAAGTGGTGATGAAGCAGACACGAGTGGTATAGAAGAAGGAGGAATAAGTGAAATAGATGGAGGTGCGGTAAATAGAAGAACCAGAAGGAATTATAATTACAATTACAATAACAATTACAATAACAATAACAATTATCCTAATAATTTTTTAAAGAGAGACGCAGTAAGAGATGTATCAAAAATTGGTTATTACATTTCAATAGATTTGGAATTAAAAAAAGGATCGCCGTTAACGCCTGAAGAGATTAGTGAATCAAAATGTACGCGAAAATGGAATTCAGTCAGAAAAGCATTTGCTAATTTTACTGGTAAAACATACGCAATACCGCCAGTTTATGATTATTCAAACAAGCAAACTTTGAAAAACAAATCAAATAATAAACCGAATAATGTAACCAAAAGTAATAAACCTCCTCCTCCTCAAACTCAAGTTCCTCCTCCTCCTCCTAAAACAAATCTTGAGAACCCTACTAATAAAACAGGCGGTACAAGAAAAAACGAAGTAAAACAGATTTATTTGAATGGTAAACATAATAAAACAATGAAAAAACTATAAAAGGTGGTAATAAATATTAAAATTAAACATTATAATATTTATTTGTTTATTCATAATTGAACTTTTGAAAGTCGAAATTTTTGAACGCTTCTTTTTGATCTTTTTTACGCTTCTCTCTTTTAGCCTTTTCTAAAACTGCAACAGCAGCAGATAACTCAAGTTCGGTAACAACATCATCATCATCAGTATCAAGCAATTTTTCAAGAACCCTATATTTTTGAGGAACAATACATAAAGAACTTTCTTCATTGAATAAATATTCAGATAAAATTGTAAATACCGCCGTTAAACCAAGTGCCGCATAAATATCACGAGTACCCATCCAAGCCATAGAAAATACAAGAAGTTGTTTACTAACAGTCCATTTCATATATTCTTCAGTAGACTTGCTAAATTGAATAGTAATAAATTTGGAGCCTACGTTAAGAAGAATCATAATAACACCGGCAAAAAACTTACTATTATTTAAATACATAATATGGTGATTAATGTAACCAATACCGTTCATCAAAGGTGTAAAAATTGTCGGTTTACCTCCTAATTGTGAAATTTGTGGAATTTGCGAAGATGGTATTGGTTGATTATTTGAATTGTTATTTGGAATACTCATTATTAAAATAATATATTATTATATTTTTTATTTTATATTTTTATAATAAAAATTTGCACTACATTATCCCAAATTTTCTAAAAAGGTTAGAAATATTCACACTATGATTATCGTAAAGCCCTTCGGAAAATATACGCATATTTCTAATATGTGGTCTATACATCTGACGTATTTTTGGCGTAAATGCTTCTTGCTGGTTTTTTGTGTTTATATACGCAAAAAGTAAAATAATAATTAAAAAAAGACAATTATATATAAAATATTTCATATATAATTACACTATACTAAAATTTAATATTGAGAATATGGTTCTTTAAAACTACCGCTAAAAGGTTCGAAGTTTTCTGAACCAACAGGTTTAGAAGCAGGTATAGTGCCAGATTTTTTATTGAAACCTTCTCTCTCTGTTTCAAGAAGGTTAAACCCTTCAGAACCACCTGCTATAGGTTTTTTTATAGCAGGAGTAGCAGGAGTAGCAGGAGTAGCAGGCTTTTTAACAGCATCTTTGTTCATTGTACCCATAGATGAACCCATATTTTTACCCATAGATGAACCCGTAGATGAACCCATATTTTTACCCATAGATGAACCCATAGTTGTGGCTCCTTCCATATAACCGAAATTGCTATTGTTAAACATAATAATAATAAACAAAACGGAAACAACGCCTAAAATTTTATTGGTATAACTAATAAATAGAATAAATAGAATCAATATAGCTCTTCCTAAAGCAGTATCCAATAAAAAGTTAAAAAACCGTCCTTGGCTCAAAATAATAACAAGCAACAAAGCAGTAACAACACCTAAATTATTTTTACTTACAAGATTAAACTCCATTATATAAATAACTTAATATAATTATTTTGGGATAAACCAAATAATATAAAACAATTTAAGTCTATTTAACAAATTATTATCTAAATTTTTATTAAGGATGTCTTTCGCATTTAGTGCCGCTCTATTCGATGATAATAATGATGAATCTTTTTTAAACAATAAAAGAAAACATAGTAAAACTCAAAAAAATTACAAGGAGGGTTTTGATAAAGGAAAAGTAAATTCTGTTTTAGAAGCAGTTCATAAAAACCAAAAGCCGGATGATGATGAAGATGAAGCAGGAAACTTTAATCCGCCTCCTCCAACACAATCAGTTGGTTCTGAAAAAGCAAGGGTTACTAAAGAAAATATGATGAATATGACAAATCAAAATGACATAATGTTTAGAACATTAGGAAGCGCGCCTCAACCAAATAATCAAGAAAACAACGATTTAGATTTAAATAACTACAGCAATTATGGTGACAAAAAAACAGTTGAAGAATACTATAAAAAGATGTTGCCAGGATATAATCCAAATAACCAAAACGTACAAAATACAAATTCATCAAACAGATTGTATCATCGAATGAATAATGACCAAGCTTCTAATGTCGCACCTACTCAAGACGTGCTATTACAAAAAATAAACTATATGATATCACTTCTTGAAGACCAACAAGACGAAAAAACAAATAATGTTACTGAAGAAGTAGTATTATATTCATTTTTAGGAATATTTATAATTTTTATTGTTGATTCTTTTGCAAAGGTTGGCAAATATGTTCGTTAAATATATATACTAAAATACAAAAGAAAATATATTTAAATTTATTATAAATAAATATATTTAAACAATTTAAACCATACTTGTTATATACTTGTAGTATAATGGTAAAATATATGATAGTTCACTGTAGACACGACGGATGTTATGATTTTCAATATTATGAAGACGAAAAAACAAGAACCCGCTTAACATCTATAACAATTAATCCACCAAAAATCTTTATGTTTACAACTAAAGAAGACGCACACGAGTTTTTTGACGAATATATGAATGATATTGATGAAATAGACGTGAGATGTAAAAAAGGCGAGGAAGTTGAGCACCAAGATTACTGTACATGTGGTATAATAGAAATGGATGACGACGGAAACCCTATTTTGTTTTACAATAAAAAGAACCAACTATTTTTATTAGAGCACAGTGCTGCGGTTTTTACGCCTCCACAAACTTTAAAAGATGATATAAGCAATTTAAATTTAACAAATAAATTAATTAAAAAATGTAAAAAATTAGACAAAGAGCAAAGAGAAAAGTATATAGAATTAGGTAAGATGTGTCAAGAATGTGAAGATTCTTAGATTAGAAGTTTATACACCTTTTTTACGTTTAAAATGCCCAACAACATTCATAATATATACATAGTATGAATATTGGTAAATACACATATGGAATGCCTATTGTAAAATTTCCAAATAATTATTCTAATTTAACCATAGGTAATTTTTGTTCAATAGGAGGTAATGTTTCTATTTATTTAGGTGGTCAGCATAGAACAGATTATGTTACTACATATCCATTTGGATATTTACATAAAAATATATTTAATTTAAATAGAGAATATGACGAAAAATTTACAAAAGGAAATGTAGTTATAGGCAACGATGTATGGATAGGAGATAATGTAACAATTATGTCTGGTATTAATATTGGGGATGGTAGTGTTATAGCAAATAGTTCTCATGTTGTTAAAGATGTTTTACCATTTAGTGTAGTTGGAGGAAATCCAGCAAAACTAATTAAAAACCGTTTTTCAGAAAAACAAATAGAAGATTTATTACAAATTAAATGGTGGTATTGGGATGATAATAAAATAAATAAATATATAGAATTATTACATGATACAAATATTGATAATTTTATAAAATCGGCATCTGAAATATAAAAAGGTGTAAAATAAAATAGGTTTAATTTAATATTAGAACTTTATCGGCACGAAATGTTGGATACGCAAAATTATAAAAAAAGTAAGCAGTTGGGCTGACTATTAATGGGTGTGTTTTTATTTTTAAATTTTCAATAATAACACTATTATGAGATATTTCTTCAATCGCGGCAAACCCGAAATAATTTTCAGAGGCAATTTTCCAAAAACTTATTTTAAACCCTTGTATAAACACGGTGTCGTCACAGTCTTTAATAGACGCAAAACAACTTAATACTTCCATATTTTTCTCAATAGATGTACAGGTTTTTCTAAAAAAATAGGCGCATATAATTTTATCGTCTAAAATAATAGTGTAAATAAAAATATTCTTGGTCTTAATAAGCTCAATAATATTTGTCACCTCGGTATTAATAACAATGTCAAATTTATTACCGTTATTTTTAATAAAATCAAATAAAAAATGAAAATTCTGAGCATTTACCTCGAGTAGTTTATAGGATGGATGAAGTTCGCTTGGTTTTGTCCATTTATCAACAGTAAATCCATATGTCGAATAAACACATAGTGGCACAATTCCTGTCAATTCGTCTTCTCTCTTAAACAAAGAAACAACAATATTTTTATTCAAGTGTCTCTGATTATATTCGTGTGTTTGAATGATTTGAGGAGCTATGCCTTTTTTCCTGTACATTTTATCGACACATAAGTAATCCACATAATATGCGTCAAATTTAGAATCTTTATTATTTGAATCATTATGAATAGCAATATGTACTGGACGAGTAGTCATTAATCCAACGATTTTTGTATCTTCTATCATAGTGCCTTTTTTTAAGTCCATCATAAGGTTTTCTTCATTGTAAAAAGATATAAACGATTTTGTATTGTGTCCTGTGAAATATGGAAGTATATTTTCTGACTGAGGAGAGAAAACATTATCCTTATTTTGTAAATAATTAGACCGTATAAAATTTACTAACCGTGTTTGCTTTAATTGTGATAATTCGGAAAAAATATACGTCTCAATATTTTTAAAATTGATATATTTGTTTTTTTCTGGTAATAAATTTGAAATTACTCCAGGCGGATTAAACATATATAATAAATTGTAAATGTGAAATACAGGTTGAACTGCCCAGAATCCATATTTGAGTCTAATATAAATATAAATAATAAATATTATTAGTGTAGTGAAAAATAATGTGTATGATAAATATTCAATCATATTATTTGAGTAGTTAATATTTTATTTTATATAACTTATTATCGATATTTTAATTGACAATTTAACTTGGTTTAACAAGTATATACAAATATTGGCTTTCATAAGCGCAATTAACCAAGTCAATTGTGCCTTGTAAAATAAAACCACTTTGTTGAGCTATTGTTAAAATATCTTGTGTGTCTTCCATATACAACTTTTGCTCTTGTTTTCGAACATTTCCATTATTAAATTTAAACCGTTCGTCAAACGTAGCTATATTAGAATCCTTATTAAAATTAAAATCGGAATTATAAACAAAATCATTAAATGTGACTTTAGTAGTAGTAATTCGTTTCTTGGCATATTTTTGAGGGGATACAATGTATAATGGATTGCCTGGTGGTAAAATTGGGTCAAACTTCTCTCTATCTACTAAATGAATGACCAAATAACCACCAGGTCTTAACCAACTCATACAATTATCAAAAAACATTCTCTTGTCAGGGAAATAATAAATCGTAAAATACAAACAAAGAATATGTGTGAAAATAGTGGAGTTAAATTGTGAGCTATCAAGAACATTTCCAACAGAAAAATCGCGACCAGGGTAATTCTGCTTTGCTTTTTGAATCATTGAGGGAGAAATATCAATACCCAAAACCTTTAAATTTTGCTGGCTTAAAGCATCAACATGATGACCTGTTCCACATCCAACATCAAGTATTATACTTGTTTCATCAGCACTTGTTTTATTAACAATTTCACCAATCTCATAAGCATTTTTAATATTATTAAAAACTAAATAATCATAAATATTGGCATAAAAATCATCATATACTTCGTTACCTGATTTAAATAAATATTTATCTTTGAGATCGAACCCTTCTATACCAGAATTTGGCATTTCAATAGATTTAAAAAACACAATCGCGATTAGTAGTAAAGCAATAAAGACTAACACCTTGCCAAAATTAGACATTTTACAATAAATATTTGTAATTGATTTTATTGGACTTATATTTTTCATCTATATGTATTGTTGTTATTTTTTTTGTATAAATTTTATTATATGTCCGATTCAGAAATTAATGATATAAGAGGAGCCGGAGATTTTAAAGGGATAACCTTTTCTAATTTTAAAAAAACAGATGTAAGAAAAGAATTGCTAAATAGTTTAACTAATGCTAAAATAGAACCAGCGTGCTATTGGAGTGCAGAACTTATTTGTGCAGGACATTATAGCGAATTATGGGAAATAATCTTGTTTTTTTATAGCAAATACATACATTTAGGCAATCCTAAAATAGCTATTTATTTAGAATTGAGAATCAATAATTTTAAGGATATTATTAATAACGGGTACACTAATAATGAATTACGATTACGAAATAGTGATAAGATGCGCCGCCTATTTTGTGAAATAATGTGTGTTTTATGTGACGCTAAAAGGAAACACAGTTTTGATAATATTAAAATAAGAAAAGAGGATTTTGATATGACTCAAATGACAGACCGATTTAAAGCACCAAATGTTAAATATGCTGAAGATGTTTTTTTAAAAGAAGACCCAAAGGAACTATTTGTTTCTATAAACGAATTAGCTTATAATATATCCAGCGACGGCAAAAATATTATCAATGCTTGTTATTGGATTGAATGGATTATTGAATTCGAAACAGTTTGTAAAAATAGAAAGGAAAAATGTAGATGTGAGAGAAGACCACAAATCCCGGTTGATAGTAAAAGTCAAATGGATATAATATGGATAGTTTGGGATATATTTTTAAAAGAAGCAAACAAAAGAGGAAAATTAATAGTTAAGATTGTTAATGCGTTGTTAAGTTTATTTACATTAAAATATACAAGCGGGTGTAATAAAAAGCGCAAATACATATTATATTTTGTTGTTTCGCTTTTATGTGAAAATGTTACCGTTGATGATGAAATTATAAGAAAAACACAGCAAGAAATTGTCACAAATGTATTGTCAAAAATTGATATGGTATATAAGCAAATTAAAAAAAATGAAGTGTCGCCAGGCACGGATTATCTGTTTAAGAACTTGAAATCATCGAATTTAGAAAATACAATAGAAAAATTAGATAAACTAAATTCATTTGGAGAGACATTTATACCAAGAATATAATTTTAAAATACTCATAGAATTTATATAATGGTAAAAACTTTTAGAAAAAGGTCTTCAAACGCATATTCGCGTAAAAATAGAAATGTTGGTTCTACTATGTCCGCATTTCAAAAACAAATCACAGTTGTATTTTTAGAAATGCTAATGATGGTTAAACTATTTCACTGGAAAACATATAGTTACGCCACTCATAAAGCAACGGATCAACTATATGATTCTCTAAATGATAACATTGACAAATTTATTGAAGTGCTTTTAGGCAAAACCGGGTCCAGAATTGATTTAATGGGCAAAAAATCAATATCGTTAATCGATTTGAATTCTCAAGAAAGTTTGAAATCAAAAATAATGTCGCTTAAGAACTATTTGGTTGGTTTAGATAACAACAAAGCGCTAAGTACAATGAGTAATTCAGACTTATTTAATATTCGAGATGAAATACTCGCAGATCTGAATCAGTTCTTATATTTATTGACATTTAAATAATGCGCGAATTATAATAAAATAATATATGTATTTTTATTATAATGAGTTCTTCTAACAGTTTGTCAAATACAATTTTACAATCTAGCGACAGTTCAATGCCTGAAATGCCTGATATTTTTTCAACTAACACAACACCTGATGTATCCAGTAATGAAAACGGTTTTTTTGAAGGAATACAAAATATGAGCCCAACGACTTGGTTATTAATAATATTAATTTTAGCCTTTTTAGGTTTTAATATTTTCGTTTATTTAGCAAAAGGCACTGAAACAATAAATAGTGTTTTTAGTCCAATAATTAATATGTTTTCTGGAATTTTCGGAGACACAGTGAGTCAAGTTGTAAATGTAACTGCCGAGGGAACAAAAAAGATCGTTAATTCTACCGCAGGAGCAATTGACACAGGTTTATCAGAAGTGCAACAAATTGTTCCCAATAAGGCAAGTTCAAGTGTTTCATCTGTTCCAGTTACTAAAAATCAACCCGACTTAATGTCTAATAATAGCTTGAATAAAGCACTAAACACTTCTCAGTCTTCACAACAAATAAACAATGAATATCAAGCGGATGAAGCAAGTAGTAGCATTCAGAGCGGACCACCAAAATCAGGTTGGTGCTATATTGGAGAAGACCGCGGATTCAGGACTTGCGCGGAAGTAGGACCCAATGATAAATGTATATCGGGCGACATATTCCCGAGCCAAGATTTATGTGTTAATCCCAGTTTGAGAGCATAAAATATTAAATTATATTTTTATTTTTAATATTTTACAGATCAGTTGTGTATTTAATTTGTATTTAAACCATTTTCTGTATAACAACCTGTAACAGCGCTAACAAGACCTTTATATCCTTCAGGCCATTTGTCCCCACTATTATTCATTGTTAAATTTTCTCTTGGATACCAAGTATCAAGCTTAGAATTCCAGCATAAATCTATAATAGGACCAGGAACATCGGAACAAGAAGTAGGATAACACTCCAAAACCTTGGTTACCTCAATTACTTCATTTGTGCAAGGATTGACAATCGTATTACAGAGTAAACTTCCACCATCCTTGATTGAATCGCTTATACAGCCATTTGGCGCCGGTATATTAAAATTATATGGACCAGGAATATAAGTTGTCACACCATTTGTAGGAACATTGATAAAGTTAACTTGCTTCAAATTAGAAGTATTTGGATTCGTATATGTTTGAGTTTGAGTGGCGTATGATTTTGTCCTATTTGTCCACATACCCTTACAAATTTGTGAATATCTTTGAGATTTTGTTAAATTTGAAGTGTTTTTTTTATATTGTAAAATATTACCTTTATAGATCAATTTATTGTAATAATCAGCTTCAAAAAGTGAAGTTGTTTTACCGGTTAAAGGAGAAAAAACAGAATTATATGAAACATCGAGTGTAAATGTACAAGGATGTTGAACCCGAGACCATACTCTTGTAGGTTTAGGATTATATGACATTTATATATAGATTATTTATTAATTATAATTAAATAATTAATAAATTTTTACAGTAGACTTTTTATTATAGACTTGGGTTGTATGCGTCACCTGCTCCAGAAAAGTACCATCTTAAAGATAAATAGTTGGCTAATTTATCATTCATTCCATTAGCACCTATCATTGTAGTATTGGGGCCACCATTAACTATTCGCTGTATTTCGGCGGTTCCTAAAGAATAGTCATAATACCACAAATTAGAAACATTTCCGTCGAATCCACCATTAAGACCAAGAAAAACATCACCATAGTTTTGTTTTGGTACACCCATTAAATTAACACTTCTAACAATAGTTCCGTTGGCATAAACATCAAGTGTGGTATTTGTACATCTGAGAATAACGTTGAACCATTTATTAATTGGAACATCTGGGACAATGACCTCTTCATTAATAACATTATATGTATTCATCATAACAACCAAATTATTTTTAAATGGTGTTAAATACAATCCAGGCGCATTATTAGGAAAAACTAAACCATTTGTTGCTAAATTACTATTACCTTTGGAAAAAATATGTTTATATTGACCTTCAAGATATTGCATACTATTAATAAAAATCCATACAGACCAGCTAAATTCAATACCGCCACTGGTATTAACAGACCTATAAATAGTAACAGCTCCATTACTACTTGGATCTTGAGGAAAGACGATTAATTGTTTAGCGTCAACCATACCATCAATCAAATGTGGTGAAGCTGTAGGGGTTAAAAAATATGATATAGTTGAAATACCAACTCTCAATATTATAACAAAGGCAAAAATTACTAAAATTAGAAATGCGAATTTTGCTACTAAACTATTTGATTCTAAAAAGGATGGAGAACCAACATTTCCATTAGTTGTAGAAAATGATTTAAATGCTTCATTGTCACTCATTATATATAAATAAATAAGAAAATTTAATAAGTATTAAAATTCTAAATAGTAACACTACTCTGTGTTTGTCCATTTTCGACAAGAGATATTTGAACCTGGTATGCACTTAACATTGAAGACCAATTACCGTATCCCTGCGTGTAAATATTCCATGCTTGTTGAGGGTTTAGTGAATCAGGGTAATACTGTAATTTAGATGTCCAACCATCAAAACCGCCGTTAGGTGTAACATGAATATCTGAATTATTATTAACACTTGCTACACCAGGTAATAAACATGTTTTTACCAATTTACCATCAATATAAATATCCATCGATCTACCATAAATACTGACAATTAAATTAACCCATTTTTGTATAGGTATATTGGTAACACTACACGTTTTAACAATTGTTTTTCCACCAGGTGTGGTTGGTTCTTGATTAACTCCTAGATAACAACCTACGGATACAAAAACGTTATTTTCTACTGCACCTAAAGTAACTGCAGGGCAAGGATCTAAACCACTTACTCCCTCAATTGATCCATTTCCAGTAGCACTCTTTGCACCCATTCTACCAAAAACAACCTTGGGTTCTCCGTAACGATAGTTCCAGTCGTTTATATAGAACCATACAGAGTACGCAAAGTTGCTAGATGGAACATCTGAACCATTTGTTGCTAAACTGGACGCCGAAATTGTAGAAGCCGTTTGGCCACTTTGTAGACCCTGTAATGTATTTGGGTCAGATAAAACATATTTCCATATAATAACCAACAAAACAATTATGACAATTATAATGACAATACTAAAAGGACTCATTGTATAATATAGATTTAGAAATTTTCTATGTTTTAGTTAATTAATTAAAATAGCTAATTAACTAATTAATATTTTTTGACAAAGAGTTTGTTTAAACTATTTCATTATATTCTTCTTCATATGAACTGCTTACAGTCTTAAAATCATTTTTCATAATAGTTATATTTGAATCCTTCGTTACAGGAAGCTTTTTATCTTTAATCATATTATACAAAAAATAAATATTCAATGATGTTAATGCTTTATTAAAATATACTACATTACATATTCCACCATTTATTCCATTATCTTCGCCTATTGTTAAATTATCTAAAGTATAATAGGGAACCACTCCTAAGTCGGATTTTACTAATTCACCATTTAAAAATATATCTAAAATACCTCCATTATAATTAAGTATAACATTATTCCATTTTTGTAATAGCACATTTTTGTTTATATACATAATTCTGTTACCATTATCGTCAAACTCTGTTAATTTATTTGTTGTAGTTTTTTGTAGGTCTTTTTGCTCCATAGTCACCATAAGTGAATTCGTTTTACCATTATAAAGCACATTGGGTTTGCCGCCAAAATTTAGTATTGATGTATATTTATTATATGCGTCGCTTGTATTTGGAGCATCCGAATTTATATAAATCCAAGCTGATATAGCATATTGGTAGTCAAAAGTATCGCTACCATTTAATTCTTCGTATGTTCCTAACAAATACGACTTGTTTGTATTTACTGGTTTATTTACCAGTAATTCTCCTCCTTGTAAATTAAGTTTATTGTATAAAAAAGGACCAAAAATATAAAGGAGTATTAGCAAAATCGCTACAAACAGCATTATGAACGAACTTTTCTCTCTTGTAAAATAACTTGGTCCTCCGGTTTGAACTCCTGAACCTAAAACTGAATCAATCGTTCCTGAAAATAAACAAGGTATGTAAAAAATTAGATTAGTTATCAAATCAAAAAAAGCATTCTTTTTAGAATTTGCGTTATTGTCTGGTATTTTTACATTCATTGTCCTGTAAATCAAAGTTAAAACGATGAGTATAATTAATAGATTTAAAATGAAGCGGGTTATACTGGTTTCACCAGTTAAATGTTTTACACTATAAACAATCCAAACAATGAAAAGTGCCGCAATTACCATTCCAAATAAAAATAACAATGATTTTTTCCAAGTATCCATACTACTCGATGGACCATCGTACAAATTAGCTCCTATCATTGTAACCCATAAAACAACAATTCCGATTACAAGTGTCATAATTGGCACTACTTGTGTATTATCCGTTTTAAAAAGACCTCCTGGATAGGTTGATATTATAATTGTTATTGTAATTATAAAAATTAGAAAAAGGAGACTACTATAAATTGAAAAGTTTGTAAAATTGCTTAACAAATTAGTTGCACCAACACCAACCTTGCTGGGAATCATTAAAAGAAGTATACAATACATTAACCCGAAAAAAGCTAAAACAATTGTAAATATTAATAAAGGCCCAAAGTATTTAGTTATATAACCACCTGGATTGAAAGAATACAATAAAATAACTATTATAATAAAAAAGAATAGCAAAAGTAGAGATTTTATTCTTTCATAGTTAACATTAAATTCGGCAATATAATTTGTCGAAATACCTTTGTAAAAAAGTAAAAATCCTAATACTCCTAATACTATAAGAATAATATTAGCGTATTTATTAACTATATCTAATGGTGTCAATCTAAAAAATAAAATTAAAGCTATCGTAAAAAACATTATGAAAATTACCCATTTTATTTGGAAAAAAAAGTCAAATAATTTATAACTATCTGGTAAAAGATAACCACATATAGCAATAACTAAAAATAAAACAAAAACAATTATAAGGATATTGTATGTTATTTGTTCATTTGATTTATCCATTGAAGGAATATTACTTGGAATATTTACATTATAAATAATCATAAATAGACTAATAATCATTATCAAAATAATAAATGACAATAGAATTAAAAATTTTGAAGTTTTAAAAAGCGGTAACATATTATAACTAGGAATTGCTGGTTGGGGTTGTGTTTGTGAATTCATATATTAATATTATACAATAATATTTTTTCTATAACTTTTCTTTTTTTGAGAAGCTATAAAAAACTATAAAAATAAATAGTTAAATAGTTAAATAATCTACATATTTTCACTTGCTGTTTTTTTTCCGTGACAATTTCTACATAAAGCAACTAAGTTTTGTACATCATTTCCTCCACCATACTCTAAACGTACTCGGTGATCAATTTCAAATGTATGGTCAAGTTGCGCCTCACAATTCCCACATTTCCAATCTTGTTGTGAAGCTACATATTTCTTTTTAGTTTCACTAACTGAGCGTTTTGTGCCAGTTTTTCCTGAACTCACGATTCTTCTATCTGCGTTACACAAACCAGACGACCCCATTAAATTACTATCTTCTATACTATTAAATGACTCCATAAAACTCTTGTCACAAGAAGATGTGAAATCAAATATAGGACTAAGCATATCCATAGATGTTTTATCAATTGGCATAAATTTAACAACATTGTTCGCATATAACAACATATTGCGTCCTTTATCTGGATTTCGTTTTAAAAGCAAATAAATACCTATACCTAAAAGCGCGTAAAAAATCATTTTATAATATTTCTTAAATGACAACATCATTTTCGAATATTTGCCGTCACTATATGCGTTATATATAAAAAACGCCGTTAATCCTAATACAAATATCTCTAATCTCATTATTATATATATAATTAAATAATAATAAAATATTATCAGTAAGTTTAATAGACAAATTATTTTTTTTAAAATAAATTATATATTTATTATATAATATGTCAAGTATATTTGGTCCAGAAAGTGATAGTGATGATGATGTAGATTCTCGACAGATTAATTATGCGAATTATAATGTAGGTGATTTTATTAGTTTCAAAAAATTGAGCAATGAACCAATAAGTTATGGTCTTATAAGTGAAATATTAGCAGATACCTCTGAAGGTAAACCGTATAATATTATATATTATGATGATACAAGGAGTAATCCTATAATAACAACGGAATTACGAGAAAATGTATCAGCTTTTTCACCTGATCCAATAATACAATTGAGACATTATGACGGAATATTTAGAATGTTATATGATGTTACAAAAATTCCGGATATACAAGTGCCAGAACCAATACTTAACGCATTACAAGGTGCTTTTAATACACGCGAAGGTACATTTGTTACCCCACCAGATAGTCCATTTGCTACTCCACCTGTTAGTAGATCTACTACAGGTACACCATATGATAATATTAGTAGAGATAGTAGTAATAGTAGTAGTAGTATAAGTAGTAGTATAAGTAGAAGTAGTAGTAGTAGTGGTGGAAAAAGATATCGTAATAAGAAAAACAAAACAAAACGTCGTAATAAAAAAACAAAACGCCGTAGAAATAGAAAATCAAAAAGACGTTAAAATATTTTGGTTATTTATTTTCTGGATTTCCTGGATTTCCTGGATTTCCTGGATTTTCTCCTTCTTGATTTTCGCTTTCTCGATTTTCTGCCTCCGGTATTCGGATTTATAGGTGTAGCAACAACTGTGGGAACAAAATCAATTGTCGCTTGAACCAACAACTCACAATTATTACGCACCACTTCAAAAAATATGATTTTATTAAGTAAATAATCTTTATTATTATTTCTACGAAGATTAGTTTCGTAATCTCTAAAAACACTATCAATTATTTGTTTATCATTATTTAAAGTTGCGAGTTGTCCTTCTATAGTAGCTATAGTATCTCTATGACCTTGTTTAATTGATTCTTTAATTGTTAAAAATGCGTTCAATTTCCTATCCTCTTCAGCTAATTGGAGAGATAGCCCTGTTATTTGGCTGTCAATTTCTCTATATGAATCATATTTTTGTGTAATAGCCTTTAAATCTACAGATTTTTGATGCGGAGTAATATTATCAAAAAAATCACATATCATTGTTTTGCCTCTTTGTTGTCTCTCTCTTTCCACAGCATAATTATCTACGCTTGCCATTATATAATATATATATATTTATTAATTTACTTGTAAAAATATATAATAATAAACAATAATAAAAATATACTAATATATTATAAAAATGAAGAATATTCTTTTTGGCTTAGTTTCATTGTTTTCACTCGTGTCTTCTTATACATTGGACGCAATAAACGACCAAATTATCGAGTTACCTGGTCTCAATGACGATCTTTTATTTAACCAATTTAGCGGTTATTTAAACCTTGGCACCACCAAAAAACAAATACATTATTGGCTTGTCGAGTCGGAACAAAATCCAGTTGAAGACCCGCTCGTATTCTGGACAAATGGCGGACCCGGTTGTTCGGGATTAATCGGGTTCTTAACCGAGCAGGGCCCATTTAGACCGGATATAAACGGTAATCTTCAAATGAACGACTGGCGATGGAATAAAATCGCAAATATGGTGTTTTTGGAGCAGCCCGTCGGCGTTGGATTTTCATATTCAGATAATACCGATGACTACAGAATTGGCGATGCGCAAGCGGCACAAGACAATTTAGAGACCATATTACAGTTTTTGAAAAGGTTCCCAGAATACGCCAATTCGCCATTATTTATTACATCGGAAAGTTACGGTGGCCATTATATGCCCACTTTAGCCGACGCGATTGTTAAGTATAATGAGCAAAACGATGTAAAACTGAATTTCAAGGGTTTTGCGGTTGGCAACCCTTATACGGACTACTATTCCGGAGTTGGCGCCGAAATGGAAACCTATTGGGGCAAACAATTGTTGCCGAAGCCATCTTGGGACAAATATGTTGCCGGTGGTTGTTTGGATGTGAAAAACCAATTTAACAGCTCTATATGTAGTTCATATATTTTGGATTTTATGAAGAAAATCGGCAATTTGAACCCGTATGCGCTCGATTACCCTGTTTGCGTTTCCGCACAACAAACTTGGACTACAAATATGTTTTACAATATTATTATTGAAAATAAAGATATCGAACTTATAGCAGCGTTTACTTCTATATTCGAATCGATCCCTTTAAAGGATAGTTATGAGCCTTGTGAAGACAATTATGCGTCCGATTATTTAAACAAAGCTGATGTAAAAGACGCGCTACATGTGAAATCCGAAATAATGTGGGATGAATGCTCCAGAACCGTGAAGTACGAATATTTGGACAAAATGTTGCCAATGGAGCACTACTATAATGAACTTTTGAATTCGGTAAGTGATAAAAACTTGCGTATTCTTGTTTATTCCGGTGACGATGATAGCGTTTGTGGCACAATCGGAACACAAAAATGGATATGGGATTTGGGATATAATGTTAAAACAAACGAAATGTGGAAAGTCTGGCAAGTTGATGGCCAAACTGCCGGTTATATTACACAATTTGATACGCCTTTTTCGAAAGACCCAAGACTCACATTTGCGACCGTTCATTTTGCCGGACACGAAGTTCCTACATATAAACCCAAAGAGGCATTTTATTTGTTTAAAGCATATTTAGATAACGATTATTCGTTTTAAAAGTATAAATAATATTATAAATATAATAATAATATTATTTATTTCACAATAGTGTTCATAAAAATTATAAGTAACACTATAGTAAGTAATAGTCCACCAAGAGCTACAGAGGCACTGTTAATAGTTAATCCAACACCAACTGAACCAAAAAGTACAATTACTAAAACAATAATAATAATATATACGAGTTCCATTTTATATATTATTTTATTTTTTATTTTTTATATTTATATTTACATTTTCATTTGTTGAGTAGACGAGGGAGGAACAACTACCATAACTTGTGATTTGGAGATATCCTTGATCAACTTAAAAAACACCAACAACATAATAATATAAGGAACAAGAACCAAAAACCAAGAAACACCTGTAAATCCCTTTCCACAGATCCAACTCAAAGCAGCTGTCCAAGCAAATGCAATAATCAAATTAATGATAACTTGCATAAATTTAACACCATTAATAAGTGCTGCTATGCACGCAATAACAGACAAAACAAAATACAATTTTGCAGGGCTACAAAGATCATCAAAACTCTTCATTTATATATTTATTAAATATAATAAATTATTTTAAAGATAAGAAAACTGGATGCTTAAATCTTCGTTTTTTAGGACCTCGCTTAAATGAGACGCGCGTATTTTTGTTATTCTTAATCTTATTTTTTCTTGTTTTCTTATGGATACCTTTTCCTACACTTTTTGTTGTATTACTTGTTGGTGTCGGTGTGAGTGTTTTAATTGGCGATACTATTTTTTTACCCGTCAATTTAATATGTAACAAATCTCCTAAAATTTTTAAATCTGTGTATAATTCTTTCATATCAATAGGCTCGTGTCTGGGATTATACAAATATTCGACAAAAATAAACTGTAATTGATTGAATATTTTTAATTCTTGTTTTGTTAAAGAGTTATAATTGTCTGAAAGTATTTCAATAATTGGAACATATGAAATAATAAACCCCCAAATATCCACAATTTTAATAAAAACATTGTCTAAATATTGTCGTAAATCTAAAGACCCATCTGCTTTGAATTTTGTAAAATGTAATAAAACATCAACTATATAATCTACTATATATTCCATTGTTATCTGTGTCTCAATGACTTGTGGTTTGTCACTTTCCGAAATATCTGTTAAACTATTCGCGAATAGCATGAACATTACTTCGTTGATGTATTTATAATGTCCTGCACCTCTTTCTTTCATCCAAAAATTAATATAATCAATAGCAAACGGCTTTAATTGGACTGCTGTTTCCTTTTTATCTTTTACATTATCTTCTAAATATTTCGTATACTTTTCAATAAAAGAGTCTGAAAACAAGATGATCGAAAATGGAACATTATATTGTAATGGTCTATTTCTCCAAGTACTTGGAAATATTTGATTTCTAAATGGAACGTATTCAGTCGATAAACCCCAATCAATTAATCGAGTTTTTAATTCTGTTGCTACTGCGGTAGTGTCTGTTTGTACTAAAATATTGGCATCTTTGATATCACAATGATATATATTTTTATCATTCATCGGAATAATACCCTTTTTTAATAGTTTAACTAAAGCAACGTGTACATCATATATTTTTTGAAATGAACCATCTTCATATAAATAATCATCAACAGGCAAACCACCATTCGGCATATTTAACGTCATTATTTTGTCGAGTGATTCATTTATATTCTTTTTTGTAATATTTTTTTTTGGCAACGCAGTACATTTTTTGAAATTTTGTAAATCCGATGTGGTTAATTTTGCAGGTCTACAAATATTTATATCGTAAAGCATATAATAATCTTCATAATTTGGAATGGTTTCCAGAATTCTTTTATATTTATTAATTTCTTCATATTCTTTTATAGCGTGTTTTTCAGTCATTAACTTTGATACCTTGTTTTTCTCTCTTGTTCTTGTTCCTTCACATTTTAAAGCTGGAGTGAAAACACATCCAAATCCACCAGATGCTAATACTTTTCCTCCTTTATTTGTATTATACATTTTCGTATATAATATACTTTTATAAAAAATATACTTTTGATATACTTTTTTAATGAAATAAAGAAAAGTATAGCAAAAAAATTCGTTAAAAATATTAATTATTCTTTTGATATACCTTTAATAATAATGTTTTGTAATACTTTTTTTAAAAGTTAAGCAAAGCAATGGTTATTTGTCATATAAATAATATATTCCACCCGCAATTGTCACAATAATTCCGCAATATATGGCCTTCTCTCTCATCTTATAATATTCAACCATTTTCACATTCTGCGATTTGTATTCTTCATAATATTTTATATAAAACTCACTCAATGAGATCTGTGGCTTTTCCAGTTTTTGGTTAATCTTGTTATGAATAAAATGAGTCCACCGTATTAGCGACTCTCTATTATCCAAATAAGGTGTTACCGGATATTTATCTATTAATTTACTAAATTCACCTGATAAACTTTCAACAGGAATAAATAACGGCAGATTTTGGATAAACTCATAATACTTCTTTTTTGTAACAGCATTCGGACGAATAGGATATGTCATTGCTACAGTATGTATAAAGAACCAATAATGTGGTCCCCATATTTTCGGGTCTAGATAAGTCATTAATATTTTCAATTATAAAAATATTAATTATTAAACTATAATATATGAAGCTGTTAGAAAATATATCGGATTTTAACAAGGTTCAAGATTATTTACCTATTGTCAATGGTGCAATAAATGCCGATATTATAATGATGTTCTTGATATTTAACGGTGCCTTCAAATCTTTATACATTAAACAATGGTACAAGACGTTTAATTTGAGTGCGTGTATTATGGACATTTCAATATTAATACTGATAATCATTTTTACTCGACTTTTATATAGTTTTGTTTTTACAGAATACAGTCTTTTAAAATTCACTGGTTTAGCTGTTACAATCCAAATATGCCATGACTTGTTATTCTATTATTTTTTCAAAAATTTGCCTACAGGTTACAATTACGTTTTTGATTTTTTCAAGAAATACGCTAACGAAGTAGGAGGTAAAGCAATTATTTGGGATGTAATTGCTATAATTTTGACGTGCTTATTGTCTTCTCATTTTGCCATATATAGTCTAAATATTAATCTAATCCTTCTAATATCGTCTATATACTTTATACCTTTTCACGTTTATTATGAAAAATAAATTGTTTTCTCTCTTTTGTAAAATAATTAATAAAATATATTATTAATTATTTTAATTTAGATTTTTATACATTAAATAACAAAATAACAACACCTGAACCGCCACTACCGCCACTAACATAACTAGAACCACTGGTTCCTTCGCTACCTCCACCTCCACCACCACCAGTATTTGCAACTCCGACTCCGGCATTTATTAGTGCTATTCTATTTCCACCAACGCCTGCGTTTGAATTTCCTCCTAATCCAGCTACACTGGTACCACCACCACCACCACCACCACCGCCACCTGCTCCATATATAGTTCCATAATTAGTTGTTAGAATATTCACAGCACCATTACCTCCTGATCCTCCGAATCCAGCACCACCTCCACCACCTCCTAATATTCCATTTCCACCAGGACTACCATTACCAGCACCTCCAGATGACCCAGATGTTCCACTTGCACCACCATCACAACTTGTAGATCCACCTCCAGGAATTCCTGCTGCTGCCCCTTCTCCACCAGAAGCGTTAATATTTACTAAAAGACTTGTAATAGATGAACTTGATCCACTTATTCCCTGCTGCCCCTGAATTAAATTGCTTCCTCCAGATCCTCCTGTCCCTATTGTAATTGTATACGAACCAGCAACAAATGATGATGAATTTTCAATAACTCCACCGCCGCCACCACCGCCACCACCGCCTCCGTCGGAGCCATCAAACCCGCTTCCACCTCCACCACCACCTGCAACAACTAAATAAGAAATCAAAAATGGCACATTTATTGTAAAAGTGCCATTTCCGGTAAAAGTAATAATTGTATTAAAATTAGCATTAGATGATATAGTATATGTTCCGGTTGCTGTATATGTTGGTGCTGGTGATGGTGCTGGTGTTGGCGCGATATGTATAAACTGATTAATACATAAAGAAGGAGCTTGTGAATGTGTTTTACAAAAATTTAACATACGTGTTGTAGAGCCTTTGCCTCTCATAGCTCCCATATTTACAGCAGCAGTAGATGTTGCTTTTGTGCCATTAAAATTTCTTTGATTAAATCCTAAATTAAAACCTGACATTTATAATATAAGTATATAAATTTATACAGTCATATTATTTATACCTTTTCACGTTTATTATGAAAAATGAAATGTTTTATATCTTTTTAAGGTGTTTTATAAGTTATATGTAATAAAGTAAAACTACACCAGAAGCTCCTGAACCTCCAAGATCACCAGAACCATTAATAGCTCCTCCGCCTCCACCACCGCCTGTGTTAGATAAACCACTCTCAGGTGTTAAAGCACCTGATCCTCTTCCTCCTCCTCCTGCTCCACCGCTAGAAGTGTTAGGAGTACCACCACCACCAGAATATCCTCCTCCTCCTCCACCACCAAAATAAATACCAGAACTTCCATCAGCAAAATTTATTATTGGACCATCTCCTCCATTACCAGGAGGATCTACATTATATCCACCACCGCCGCCGCCACCGTTGACTCCTGGATTTCCAGCTACTTCGGAGGGACCACCACTATTACTTAGGCCTCCAAGACCACCACTACCACTATTTCCACCATTACCAATATCAGTTGTATTGCCATTTGCACCTGTAGCAGCAGTTAATGTATAGAATGAAGATGACTGCCCACTGCTACCAACAACAATATTATAAATACCGTTTGTTAAATTAACAGACCCTGATAAAACTTGGCCACCGCCACCACCACCGCCGCCAATATTGTTATAAAGATTAGCACCATTACCGCCACCACCGACTATGACATAATAAATTGTTCCTGACTCAGAAATCATATTTATTGTTCCTGAATTTGTAAATTTTAAATATGTATAACCATTACTTGTTCCAGTGTATGGATTACTATTAAAGCTTGATGCTCCTGTGTAAGAAACACTAATATTTGGTGTTGGGGTAGGTGATGGTATAGGTGTTGCTGCGACATTAATAAACTGATTAATACATTCAGACGGATCTGTTGAATGTGTTTTACAATAATTAAACATTCTTGTGGATGAACCTCTACCTTTTGTAGAGCCTAAATTGATAGAAACTCCTGCTATTCTATTATTACCTCCAAAATTTTTTTGAAATAGACCTAAGTTAAATAAATGTGAACCAGGCATTTATATTACAATATAAATATAAAATTTAAAATTTAGAAATTATCATTTAAACATAAATATCGCTATTATATAGTGCTATGAGCAAGAATATTAATTTATGCAATAATTGTGGAAAACAAGGACACTTGTTTCACCAATGTAAATTACCCATTACAAGCTATGGAATTATTTTATTCAGAAAAATCAAAGATGAAATACAATACCTTATGATAAGACGTAAGGATAGTTTCGGTTATATTGATTTTATGAGAGGCAAATATTCGCCATATAATATTTTTCAATTACAAAAAATAATAGATGAAATGTCTATATTAGAGAAAACAAGGATACTTGCCGAACCATTTGACCATCTATGGATACAAATGTGGGGAGAAACCACTAATATACAATATAAAAACGAAGAATTATCATCTTCAAAAAAAATAGATTTAATAAGAAATGGCGTCATAATAAACGACGAAAATGTTACACTGAAATCGATTGTTGAAAATAGTAAAACAGAGTGGAATGAAACGGAATGGGAGTTTCCAAAAGGACGAAGAAATAATAAGGAGAAGGATTTAGAATGTGCTCTCCGCGAATTTGAAGAAGAAACTGGAATAAGTAAAAATAAAATTAACGTAGTTGAAAATATATTACCATTTGAAGAAATATTTATTGGTACAAATCATAAATCGTATAAACACAAATATTTTTTGGCATATATGGAAGAAGAAAATGAAGAAATAACAGATTTAGAACATTATCAAGTTACAGAGGTCAGCAAAATTGAATGGAAGACCATCGACAAGTGTCTTGAATCAATAAGACCTTATAATTTAGAAAAAAAGAAATTAATTACAAATATTAATAAAGTATTAGAAGAATATAGATTATATTCATAATATATAAGTATTATTATGTCTGAAAAAACAAAAAAATCATTGATTATTCAATCTTCATCAAATGAATCAGAAGAAATGCCGGACGTTGATAATGATTTAAAGTCACAATACGAAAAAATAGGTGATTGTGATGATGAAAATTATTATTCGAATGAATGTAACAAATTCTTACTGAAAAAGGAGCTTACAGAAAGTAAATATATGGAAGAAAATCCTTATTCAGATGTCGAATTATATCCTAATTTAAGTGACATAAATTTCAATATAAAAATAGCAAACAAAAAGGAGTTTAGCGATACAAAATACGAAGGACCCGATTTTAGTAAAACACTTAAAGAGCAATCCGATATTTTAGCCAATGCGGATTTTGAATTACAACCGCATCAAGCATTTGTTAAAAACTTTATGTCTTTTCAAACACCATACAACAGTTTGCTACTTTATCACGGTTTAGGTTCTGGTAAAACGTGTAGTGCCATTGGTGTGTGCGAAGAAATGCGCGATTATATGAAACAAATGGGTATCAGTAAAAGAATAATTATTGTCGCTTCTGAAAACGTGCAGGATAACTTTAAATTACAACTATTTGATGAACGTAAGTTGAAATTAACCGATGGTATTTGGAATATTAGAGCGTGTACTGGTAACAAATTATTACAGGAAATAAACCCAATGAATATGAAAGGTATGTCCAAGGAAAAGGTTATTAGCCAAATTAAAAATCTAATTAATTCCTTCTATATTTTTCTGGGTTATGGTCAATTTGCCAACTATATTATCAAGACAATGAATTACACTGAAGAAGACATACAGAAAAAAGTTAAACATAAAAAGGGTGAGGCACCAAGTAAAAGAAATGAAAAAACAAAAATCCAAATGTTTAAAGACGTCGAAATTGTTTTGAATAAGAAAATTATTCGACGTCTTCGAGAGGAATTTGACAATAGACTGGTTGTTATTGATGAGGTTCATAATATTCGAAAAGCAGATGATAATGAAAACAAAAAGGTCGCAGTCAATTTAGAGTTACTGGTGAAAGCTGCTAAAAATATGAGATTCTTGCTTTTATCCGCAACACCGATGTACAATAGCTATAAAGAAATTGTGTGGCTGCTTAATTTGATGAACACAAACGACCGACGTGCGCGTCTTGAAGTAAAAGATGTCTTTGATAAAAACGGAAATGTTAAAGACGAGGATCTTCTCATTAGAAAAGCGACTGGTTATGTGTCATTTGTAAGAGGTGAAAACCCTTATACTTTCCCATACAGAGTTTATCCAAATATATTTGACCAAGTTCATACCTTTAAGAAATTCAACAATGATAGACTCGGTTTTAATTATCCTTCAATACAAATGAATAATCTTAAAATATTAAATGCTGATAAAAATCGAATATTAAGTTTATATTTGAATAGAATTGGTGATTGTAAAAATTGCGGTGCGTGTCAATATTGTTGTTATAGATATATTATATATAATTTAAAACATAAACGATTTTCAATTACAACAAAAAAAGGTGTTGTTAGAGAGATGCCAAACTTTGAAAATATGGAATCATTTGGTTATACCTTATTACAAACACCACTCGAATCATTGATTATTTCATATCCTTACGAAGGACTTAAAGAAGAAATTGATGAAATACAAAGGGAAAAAGAGCGGGAAAAAGAACCGAGTAAATTTGATGAAGAATTTAACAAGGCATCTGTTGTAGCTAAAAAAGACGAAGGCGATGAAGACGAAGAAGACGAAGATGATAAACCTGGACTTGTCGAAGAATCAGAAGCGTTGGTAGAGGTAGAAGAAACAAGTACAAGTTTAAGCGCAAGCGTAAGCAGTGAAGAAAGCGCTGTTTCCAGAAGAGAAATGAATATAGACCCACATTTATTAACAGGTAGGAAAGGTATAGACCGGATGATGAATTTTACAGATGAAAAATCTCCTCCTGAAAAGGGTAATTATGAATATAAAAAATCTACACTGGATAAATATGGCAGAATTTTCTCTCAAGAGTTGATTGGTAAATATAGTTCCAAAATTAAATGTATTTTAGATAATATTTTTTATCCGAAAACCGGTTATGTCTCAAACGGTGTAATATTGATATATTCTCAATACATTGATAGTGGTTTGATACCAATGGCGCTTGCTTTGGAAGAAATGGGTTTCACACGTTATGGTGAAAATGTCAAGCCATTTTTTAGAACCAGACCTAAAGACGTTGTCGATGTAAAAACCATGTTGCCTCCTCAAGATAAGAAAAAATTTATGCCTGCGCGTTATTCAATTATTACCGGAGATCCAAGAATATCACCCAATAACGATTTTGAGGTAAAAGGGCTAACAGGTGAAGATAATAAAGATGGTCACAAGGTAAAGGTTGTTTTAATATCAAGAGCTGGTTCAGAAGGCATCGATTTAAAATTTATTCGCCAAGTTCACATTTTAGAACCGTGGTACAATATGAATCGTATTGAACAAATTATCGGGAGAGCAGTTCGTAATTTCTCACATAAAGATTTGGATTTTGAAGAGAGAAATGTTGAGATTTTTATGCACGGCACTATCTTGGGTAAAGAAAATATAGAAGAAGCCGCCGATTTATATGTATACCGAGTAGCAGAATTTAAAGCAATTCAAATAGGAAATATTACTCGTCTTTTAAAGGAAGGTGCCGTAGACTGTATTATTAATCAAGATCAACAGTCTTTTACACAAAAAATAATGGAAGATAATTTAAAAACACCTGTCAAACAAATTTTGTCAAATGGTACACACTTGGATAATTTTAAAGTAGGAGACGCTCCGTTTTCGCCAGCTTGTGATTATATGGCAAAATGCGATTATTCGTGTAGATATGACAAAGACATTGATGAAGATAGACTGAAAAACGAAGACACATACAATGAAAATTTTATTATGAATAATTCTGAAAAAATACAGCAAAGAATTCGAATGCTTATGAAAGAAGGATATTTTTATATAAAAGATAATTTAATTGCTTCTATAAATACTCCAAAGGAATATCCAAGGACGCAAATATTTGCCGCATTGACAAAATTAATAGACGACAA